CTAGTATTGCGGAATATATTGCCATCTTGTAACAAATGAGTTCCTTGCTGATGTTTCCATCGTACCAATAACGATTGTTCCATCAACCAATTGCAATGTAACTCCTTTTTCAACTAAGTCACTATAAACATAATTTATCAAAACAACCTCATCCCCTCTGAGTGTATAATCAAAGAACATCAGTTCCCTCCATAAAACCATATTTTATTCATTTTTTCACATAATTTAAGGCACTTATCTTTGCATTTATTAACAGGGCAGTTTCGTTTAGCACCTTTAATAATCGTTCCATCAGATAGTTTAATAATGACACCTTTTTCAATTTCCGTACTAATAATTTCTCTCATCTAATTCCATCTCCTTGTACCGTACCATGAGGCTTTAGTCTGCGAACATTAGTTCTTAAAAGTGATTCTAGACCTAGTATACTCTTAATTCAGAATAATGAAAAGAGTTTTACCGTCCTATATAGTTGGTTTTAAAGTACAAAATTAGACAAAATTAGACAAAAATAAAAATGCTATTTCCTCATAAGTCCTTTTGGAGGTTCTTAATAACCTCTATATATCTTTTTATGCGTTCAGGTGTAATTTTTTCCTTTTCCATTTCTTTAGCAAAAGATATCCATTCGACTCCTATATCTTCTAATTCTTTAGGTACTTCTTGTTCTTCTCCATATAAATAGGCTACAGATATTCCATAATAATCAGCTAGGGTTTTTAAAAGTTCAGGTGATGCTGTATAAGTCCCTTTTTCTACTTTGCTTAAATTACTCTGATCGTATCCTATATCTTCTGCTACTTTAAGTCTTGGTAATCCTCTGCTTTCTCGAAGCTCTAATAATCGTTTCCCTATTTCTTTCCTCATCATAAATATCTCTCTCCCATTCGTTTTGTTTCCCATATATATTTTACATACTAAATTCTGCTTTTGAAAGCATATCTATCCTTCCTATTTCTTGCAGAAAAATGTACACACATATATTTCGTCCGTTTCCTCCTTTCCGATAAGTCATTGTACTATAGTTTTTCCCTTTAGAGGTATTATTTACTAGTGTTTGGTTTACTTAACTAAAAAAGTTTTGAAAAAGTGTTGACTTGGTGAGAATAACCAAGTAAGATAAGAGTATAAAGTTGGTCACATAAACCAACAATAAAGAAAACAAAAGAGGTGAGCAGATGGAAAACAACATCAAAGCCATTCGCGAAGCAAAAGGGATCGGCCAAAAAGAATTAGCGCAGCGAGTTGGCATTTCTTACTGGTGGATGAATCATGTTGAGAATGGTAAGAAGCGCCCTAGCATCCGTGTTGTCAGCAGGATCGCAAAAGAGTTAGATGTAACGATTGAAGATTTAGGAATTGAAATCAGCGATTTTTTTTAATATCAGTTGGTTTATTAAACCAAATGGAGGGGATGGCGTGAAAGTAACCGTGGTGAAAGGCCCTATGTTTGAAACAGTCGTAAAAGACGCTCAGAAAGTCGTGTATGAATTCTTAACCAAATCAACGAAGGAAGAGAAGGTGAGTTAATTGGAAAACACATTGGTTTTCTACATCGAATCAGCTAAGAAACGAATTGCTGATTTAGAAAAGAAAAAAGAAACAGCTACAGATGATTACAGAGAAGGGTTAACAGATGGTCAATTAATTGCTAAACGTCATGAACTAAACGTCTTAGAAAACTTATTAGCACAACAGCAAAAAGAAGAAATGCTCACTAATTTCGTTTATAAGGAGTCGATCATCTAAAGTGAACATCATCCAAGCGTACCTCGAAGATGTGTGGAATGAAGAAGGAATCATTCCCGAACTTAACACCATAGAAGAAGCTTTGGAAAACGATTTATCACACGATGAAGCATTAGACATACCACTAGTCACTGAATACTTTATACAGCATATCAGACCTGAAGAAGGTGAAATTCTATATGAAGGATTTAATTCAATAAAAAAGAGCCTGCGCGAACAGGACTCTTCGGAAAAATATTTTCACTAACAGTATAACCAAAAATTAAAATTCATTCAATGGGAGAGGTAAAAATGAAAAAAATCACATTGCAAGCATTAATTCTTAAAAATATCAAAGGCGTTAAAGAATTCAAATTAGATCTACAAGGCTTTAACGTGCGAGTATTCGGTGATAACGGCACAGGTAAAACAACATTATTCGATGCATTTACTTTCTTGTTATTCGATAAAGACAGCCAAAGCAAAAAAGACTTTCAATTGAAAACAGTGGATTCAACCGGTAAGGAAATCAACAACTTGGAACATGAAGTAGAAGGGATCTTTTCAGTGGATGGAACACCATTAAGCCTTCGTAAAGTATTTAAAGAAAAATGGACGCGTAAACGTGGTGCTGCAACAGCTGAATTCACAGGCCATACAACAGATTATTACGTGAACGGTGTACCGAGCAAGAAAAAAGAATTCACAGATGCGGTTGCAAATTTAATCGATGAAGAAGCATTCAAGTTATTAACAAGTCCACTTTACTTTAATGAACAGTTACATTGGCAAAAACGCCGTGAGTTACTATTGCAAATCTCAGGTGACATCACAAATGAAGATGTAATCAACAGCAATAAAGAATTAGCTTCATTAGAGAACATCTTAAACGGTAAAAGTATTGAAGATCATCGCAAAATCATCGCGGCTAAACGTACTGAAATCAATAAAGAGCTTACACGTATTCCAATCCGAATTGATGAAGTTCGCCGTGGTATGGCCGATGTATCGGGATTTAATGAAATAGAAATCAATGAACGTATTCAGGTTACAGAAGTAAAAATGATGAAAAAGCGTGAAGAAATCTCAAATATCCGAATGGGTTCAGCTATTCAAGGAATCCGTAACAACATCATTTTAAAGAAGCAAGACCTTGAGAAGGCGAAATTTGATTACAGCGAAAAGAATTACGCTGATCTTAAAAGAAAACGCTCTGAAGTCCAGTTGCTAGAGGATAAAGAACTTAACTATACAGTTGATTATAAAAAAGTTAGCAGAAAACATGCGGATTTAATGGCAGAACATGTTGAGTTACTTAAAAAAGTCGATAACCTTCGCGGAGAATGGAAAGCAGTGGACGATGAAACATTTGACGAACATGCATTATCTTGTTCTCTATGCGGTCAAGATTTACCGGAAGACAAAAAACAAACTATGCTTGAGAACTTCAACGCTAAAAAGGCTGAACACCTTGCAAAAATAGCTGTTGCTGGTAAAGAAGGGGCAGCAAAGGTTGAACAGTTGAAAGTTGAGATTCAAGCAGCTACCAACGAACTTAATTCGATTGATGCGGAAATTAAAGAAATTCAACGTCAAAAGCAAGAAGTTTCTCAACAGTTTGAAGACATGAAAGCTAAAACTACTCGTTTTGAAGATACAGATGAATGCAAAGAAATCCTAAACGATATCACTGGATTAGAGCAAGAAATTGAAAACATTGATAAAAACCAAGTACAAGAAATCGAAAAGATTCAAGATGAAATCGCTAATCTTGACGGTGAAATCAAGACAGAACGGGAAAAACGCGCTCGTTTACAGCAAGTCCAAACATCTGAACAACGCATCACTGAACTAGAAGCAGAGGAAAAAGAACTTGCTAAAGAATTCGAAGATCTTGAACATCAGCTTTATTTAACAGAAGAGTTCATTCGTTCAAAAGTTACATTACTGGAAGAAAAAATTAATTCTAAATTCAAATACGCTCGTTTCAAATTGTTCGAAGCTCAAATCAATGGTGGTTTAACAGAAACGTGCGAGACATTATATGAAGGCGTTCCGTACTCAAGAGGGTTAAACAATGCAGCTCGTATCAATGTAGGTTTAGACATCATTTCAACACTATCTGAACACTTCGGAGTTGCTTGCCCAATCTTCATTGATAACAGCGAATCAGTGACACAATTAATCGATATTGATACACAAATCATTTCATTAGTAGTAAGTGCAGAAGACCAAGAATTACGCGTAGAACAAGAAGCTCAATTAAACCAGGAGGTAATTTAAGATGACAAATCAATTAGCAATGATTAAAAAAGATACGGTGGATGTAGTAGCAAAAAAGGTTAAGGAATTTCAAGAAAGTGGGGAGCTTCACTTCCCTGCTTTCTATAGCCCGGAAAACGCAATGAAATCCGCTTGGTTAATCCTTCAAAATACACAGGATCGAAACAAACGTCCAGCCTTAGAAGTTTGCACGAAAGATAGTATTGCTAATGCATTACTGGACATGGTGGTTCAAGGATTGAATCCAACAAAGAAACAAGGTTACTTCATTGTTTACGGAAACCAATTAACTTTCCAACGTTCTTACTTCGGGACAATGGCGGTTACAAAGCGTGTAGCAAAAGCAAAAAGCATTGATGCAGCAGTCATTTATGATGGTGATACAGTCGATTACGAAATCATTAATGGTCGTATCGCTAACCTTAAACACAAACAGCAATTTGGAAACATCGATAAGGAGAAGATCATGGGTGCTTATGCAACGATTGTCCTTCCTGAAGGTGAAGTGTACATCGAGTTAATGACAATCGCAGAAATTAGACAAGCGTGGAGTAAAGCTCAGTTTTGGAGCAAAGGCCAAGACAAAGAAAAAGAAGGCAGTACACATGATGAATTCAAGCAAGAAATGGCTAAAAAGACAGTCATCAATCGTGCTTGCAAAAAGTTCTTAAACTCTTCAGATGATGAAAGCGTCATGATGAAACACATCAATAAAGAAGATGAAGAAATCGAAGCACAACAAGAGATCGATGAAAACGCAAACGGTGAAGTGTTAGATATGGAATTCGATGAAGTGACAGAAGAACCAAAACAAGTTGAAGAACCGAAAGAAGAACCAGCTGAAGAACAAGAATCGCAAGAAGAATCTGAAGAAAAACAATCAGCTTTAGAAATGGAATTTGTAGATGAAGAACCTAAAAATAACGGTGCTCCATTTTGATTGATATTAAAGTTATTGGTTCATCAAGCAAGGGTAATGCCTACTTGCTTGATGACTCTCATACAAAGTTGTTATTGGAATGCGGTGTAGGTTGGAAGCAAATTCAACAAGCAGCCAAATTTAAAACATCTGAGATTGCAGGTTGCTTAGTTACACATGAACATGGTGATCATGTTAAATCACTCAAGGACGTTTTAAAAGCTGGTATCGACTGCTATATGTCAACAGGTACAGCAAACGCCTTGAATGTAGAACATCACCGGATTAAGACGGTACAAGCTAAGAAACCTTTTAAAATCGGCACGTTTCAAATCATGGCCTTTGATGTCCAACATGATGTATCCGAACCATACGGTTTCCTGATTATGAATAAAGAAGGTGATCGCCTTCTATTTGCGACAGACACATATTACATCAAATACAAGTTTCCTAGACTTACTCACATCATGATTGAATGCAACTACTCATCAGCTATCTTAGATGCGAACATCGCACTAGGTACAGTCCCGCAAGTAATGAAGAAACGACTCACACGTTCACACTTCAGCTTAGAAAACGTCAAAGAATTCTTCAAAGCAAATGATTTGAGTCAAGTCGAAGAAATACACCTTTTACATCTTAGTGATTCCAACAGTGATGAAGCTTTATTTAAAGAAGAGATTATGAAGTTAACCGGAAAGCCGGTATATATCGCTTAGGGGGAAGAGACGATGGAAATTACAATGCAACGTCATAATCGTGCTGAATTATTGAAAGCAATCGAAGAAAATACGAAACGTGGTTTTACTCAAGTTGGAGAAATTCGCGAGGTCAGCAGAGGATATCGCAACTTCAACTATGACACCTACCACAAACGATATGATGAGTTTTCACACACAAGCGATAGTACGTTATATTTCGTCAAAATGAGAGGGGAGAAACGCTGATGGGTGCTTTAATTGGAGTAACAATTTTCATTGGATTGTTTTTCATTATCGCTGGTGCTGTGTTTGGTCTTGATTATATTATCGACTATTACGAGAAGGTGTTTGGGGAATGAGCGATAAAAAAGAGCAGTTTATTGAGGGTTACGCTTGGCTATCAGAAAGCAACACAACAGTTCTTTGCTACCTGGAAGCAGTCGAAAACGGTACATGCCATGAATCGATTATGAAGTTGGTTCCAGTCAATGAGTGAGGGGCAAATGATTTGTTGCTACGTTGCTATTATCGTGTTTCTTATCGTGTCTTGTATCTTAGTTGTGCGTGATTAAGACTGAATATTCAAATAAAAAAGGAGTGGGGAGACATGGAGAAACAATTTGTCTACGGGGATAAAGTCAAATACAGCATGGGTGGCTTTGAAGGGTTTGTTAATCATATTCATAGAGATTCCAAAACAAGAGAGATTGATTACCTAGAAATATTAGTTACCAGCAGCTCAAACCCTGAAATCGAAGAGGGGCGTAAACGATTCATCTTAAAAGATTATTTTAACCGTATCGAGTTACTTCCTTATGATGATACGCAATTAAGTCCAGCTCAACAAAATGAGTTACGGCGGGTGTTGGATTCTTTAGAGGATGCGGCGAATGTAGCTTCTCACCAGTACCGTATTGACCAAGCACTAATTAAAGGGGACAAGCAGTTGTTTCTTGAGTTAACGGGTGGTGATTCACAATGAAACCTACAGCTGAACAACGCCGAATAGCAGCAGAAAACGGAATTTCATACGAAACGTTACTTCGCCGCCTTGCTGAAGATTGGCCGATTAAACAAGCAATTCACATTCCAGTTAACGCGCATCGCATTTTAACAGATGAAGATATCCAAACAGCAGCAGACAACGGGATCTCATACGGAACCTTATACACACGGGTTGCTGAGTATGGGTGGGAGGTAGAGCGCGCCATCTCTGCCCCTATTGTTCCCAAAAATAGAAGAGGACAAGGGAGAAGTAGCCGGATTCCTCAACGTTTAAAAGAACGAGCTTTCAAAAATGGCATACCACACAGTGTCTTATATAAACGCCTATTCATTTATGAGTGGGCTGAAGAAAGAGCAGTGACACAGCCTGTTCGTCAAAATAAAAAAACATCTTAATTAAAGGGAGAGAGTTATATGTCAATCATCGAAAACAACGGAGTTAAAACTTATCAAGGGGATACATTCAGCATTACCATGACACGCTACAGCGATCCTGAACGCCTGAACCTAGCACGAAACGCAGCACGTTATTTAGGCAAGAAAGATATTGAAAATACACGCCGTCCTTTAGGTATCGTAAGACAGGGCCACGTTCCTGAAATCTTCAGAGGTGAAATTGTCGAGTTTGAATTTAACGATGTATCGAAAGAGGTCTACGATCATCTAGTTACCTATACAACTCGTAATATGCGTGTAGCTGGTGGAAATCGAGCGTTAACAAGTGATGACTTCACTTTACCTAGTGACAAGGTGAAAAACCAAGTAAACGTTTATGAAGCTGTTAGTGATTCAATGTCAATGTATAAAGTGTTATTAGAAAATGGCGAAACACCTCAAGTAGCCCGTGCAGCTATGCCAATTGCAGCCAAGTTAAATACATTCGTGTTCCAATTCAACTTCCTAACACTAGGACAAGCCGTATTTAAACAGCGTATTTGGGAAAAAGGCGCGCAAGGGAACACAGTGAAGGTTGTACAAGGTATGTGGGAACTGGTCCATTCCATTGATCCTGATTTATGGAATACGTTTTATGAGTGGTTTGGGACTCCTGCTACAGAGTGGACAGAAGTAAGACGGAAAATCAAAAAGAAACGTCTAAGTGTGCAACAAGTGCTGGAAATGGTGGAAGATAAAGATTTTGAAATGTCCTTTGAAGAATGGCTAAACGGTAAATTCGGTCAACAACAAAGTATGTGGTGAGGGGGATATAACATGTTTGAAATCATTGTACGTTGCAAAGACGGTCACTGGATTGATTTATCCGGTGTCCCTGATGTAGAACTATTCAAAGCATTCTCTGATTGGTCTAGTGGAAAGGAAGAAGAAATTAAAATTAAATCATTTACATTTAAAGCTTCTGAGATATCGCAGATTGTTGTGAATCGATAAGAGAGGATGAAACCAAAGTGAATTGCGCCCGCACATTAAAAGAAGAAATCCACCAGTTACGAAAAGAAATCAAACAATTAAACGATACCCTGTCATCCCAACGAAAGTGCGGAGGGAAACCCAAGCAAAAAACGATTCGGGAACGACTGAGTTCGAGAATGTATTGAGGGGGAGAAAAGATGAGAGAGATTAAATTTAGATTGTTTAGCAAAACCAAAAACAAAATGCTTGGTTGGGAGGATTTAAAAAGAAAGAAAAACGTTTCATTACGTGTGTTAGAAGATAATGATGACAACGAACGTTTTAGTTTTTGGATGCAATACACAGGCTTAACAGATAAGAATGACAAGGAGATTTATGAAGGTGACATTATAAAAGGCTGCGGTTGGGATAATGAAGAACAGATTTTTTACGTTAAGTTCGGCAATGGGGAGTATTTTTTAGAAGCGCCTGAAAGCGCGGATTACGAATACTATAATGGCGATTATCCTCACGGTGATCGAGTAGATAATTGGTGTGAAGGTGAAGTTATCGGCAATATTTACGAAAATCCTGAGTTAATTAAATAAAGAGAGCGTTCTTACTCGCTCTCAGGTTCTACCTTAGATTCTTTTTCTTTCAATTCTTCTTCCATAGCTTTTCTTAGTAAATAAGTAATTGCTTGGGATCTGTTTGCGAAACGGTTATCATAACGGAAATTTTCCACTTCTGTTAACAGTTCGTCATCTATAGTGATGTTAATTATAGGCTTAGCATTAGGTGTTTTCTTGTGGCCTGACATAAGAACAACTCCTTTTATTTTATAGTATGTCCAGCAATGGTTCACAACCTACATTATATGTTAGACCAACAATTTAGTGAACCACTTGCGCATAAAAAAGTTTAAAAAGATGCAAAATACCACTAGACCACTAGCGTTGGTCGTGGTAAGATAAGGATACATCACCAACAGACCACTAGAGTTGGTGGAAATTAGAAAGGGGTGAAAGAAATGGCTAAAGTTTGTATCAACGTAACAATCGAACCTGAGTTATTGGACAAGATTGATTCAATCAGACGTGAGCAAGCAATCGAAAAGAAAACTGATATCTCAAGATCATCTTATATGTGTGACTTGCTTAAAAAAGCATTGTCAAAAACTTCTTAATAAAGGCGTTGGGGAAATGATTTTAAAACGAACACAAGAATTTAGATTATGGTTTCCGATGAAACAAGCAAAAATATTTCACATTTACGAATTGGCTTACTTAGCTCACATACCGTACAGGGATCTAATTAGGATTTACGAAAATGAAGTTGATCGTATCCACCCAAGACGAGTTAAACGTCTTTGTGAATCGTTGGATTGTAAAGAAAAAGATTTAATTGGCGAAAAAGACGATAGGTTCATTTTTAGGGACAGGCCTTATAAATTACATCATGCTCAAGGTGATGGGTTGATTTACTTCATTAGAGCATTATCCGGTGATTTAGAAGGGTTAACTAAAATCGGGTTTACTCGAGACATGCAAGGTAGGATGGCTAAGATATACCAAGACTTAAAAATAGAAATGAAAGTCATTCACTATATCGCAACCAGTGATGTCGTGACATTAGAACAGACTTTGCACAACATATTCAAAGCGAAACGTGTCACTGGCGAGTGGTTCAATTTATCAGAAGAAGATATAGAGCTTATAAAGCCATAAAGGAGAGAGAAACATGGAGAACTTAGTAGTCGTAAAAAAAGGAAAAGCTGTTACAGATACTTTGACTATCGCAGAGGTATTTGGTAAGCAGCACGACAACGTTATGCGGGATGTTAGAAATCAAATTAACAAGTTAGTGCTTTCGGATTTGAGAGAATATTCACGCCTCAACTTTGAGGAGTCGATTTATGAGTCACGTGGCAAACTTCACACCAAGTATGAGTTAACAGAAGAAGCTTTTGCTCTTGTGGTTATGGCTTATACAACTCCTGAAGCGATGAAGTTTAAAGTTCAGTTCTTACAAGAATTCAAACGCATGAAAGAAGAGATCCAAGGTAAACCGAAAGTCTTATCTGAACGAGAGCAACTCATGGCATCCATGAAGTTAAGTCTCGAGACAGCAGAAGAAATCGCAACCGTTAAAGAAGATGTAATCAACTTAAAACGTGTGGTTGATAACGAATTGACATTAAATCACGGGCAACAACAGGTTTTGCATCACGAAATCAAAAAGCGTGTTGAATCATTGTACAGCGATTATGAGGAAGACATCACGAAACAAGGTATGTACGCACAAATCCACAAACACCTTAGACGAGCGTTTTTAACTCCTAAATATATCTTTGTGAAACGTAAAGATTTTGATGAAGCTGTAGCATGGGTTAAAGCTTGGAGACCAATATTCTAAGGAGCTGATCGCATGAAAGAAATCGAAATCACCATCGATACAGAAGAAATTGCGAATTACCTCTATACCCACTTAGCCAAACGTGGATATGCACCAGGGAAAGAAGAAGTGGAAGACCTAGCAGATATCTTTTTCGATTACCTGATTGATAAAGAAATTATTGAAGATGATGAACAGTAAAAAAACCACATGCTGGAACATGAGGTCGAAAGAAATTAAACGTACATTAATTATACCAAAGGAGTGTTTACATGTCATCAGATGTTAAATGGATAAAACTAAGCACTCAAATGTTTGAAGATGAAAAAATTCGTCTTATTGAAAGTATGCCCGAAGCGGATACTATTTTAATCATTTGGGTGAAATTATTATCGCAAGCAGGAAAAACCAACGCTAGTGGATACATTTATCTAGCTGAGAATATACCGTATACAGATGAAATGTTAGCAACAATCTTTAATCGTCCTTTACCAACAGTCAGGTTAGCTCTTTCAACTCTAAAACAGTTCGGAATGATCGAGATAAGTGAAGATCAAATGATTTGCATTAGCAATTGGGAAAAGCATCAAAACATCGATGGATTGCAGAAAATACGTGAGCAAAACAGGCTTCGTAAGCAGAAGGAACGTGAAAGAAAGAAGCTTCTTTTGTCACATGACAGTCACGCGACAGTCACGGATGGTCACGCAACAGATATAGAAGAAGAAAAAGAATTAGATATAGATAAAGAAAAGAAAGAGAAGAAGAAAAAAACAAGTCCCAAGTATGAAACTTGTGACATTACCCTAGCTGAATTATTGTACAACCTCATTTTAAAACGTGATCCTAAGTTCAAAAAGCCTAACTTAGAAAAATGGGCTAATGACATTCGTTTAATGAGAGAGCGTGATGAACGTACACCTGAACAAATCGAATACCTAATTAAATGGTCACAAGAAAATTCGTTTTGGTGTTCTAACATCCTAAGTGCTTCTAAGTTACGTGATAAAGCTACAACGCTTGTTTTACAAATCAAAGGTGAGAAAGAAGCGAAAGTGAATATCGGTACCCATACTAAACAGAATGGTGGTGTTTCTAGTGGAAAAGCTGAAGCTGCCCGAAAGTCTGCTGAAGAATATGGCCTTGACTTCTAACCAATGCATGAAGCACACCTACCGAAAAGGTGGAGAAGATGTGGTTAAGCCTATTCCGATGATGATGGTAGAGGGGAAAGAAGTTTGCCCGCGTTGCCAAGTAGAAGAACAAACAAAAGAGCTTGAACAAGTTGAGAACAGCAAATTCAAACAACTTGAGAAGCTCCGTAAGTACAACACCTTATATAAAGAAAGCCATGTATCCGATGAAACTATTTTAACCGCGACTTTTCAAAATTATACAGTGGATAAGCCAAAAGATAACACAGATGAAAAATTGATGGCGAGTTATCGTGAGCAGAATAGAAATAAACAGTTGATGTTGGATATTCTAAAGGACTTAAAAGAAGGTCAAGTGTTCAACGTTATCTTGCAAGGTGTTCCAGGTGCAGGGAAAAGTCATTTAGCTTATGCAACCCTTCAGGAATTAAATAACCATGATCGGGACGCAGAACCTAAGAAAACATGTTTATTCGTAAGTGTAGATGAAATGATACGTCTCATTAAAGATTCATTCAACAATAAGGAAAGTAAATATACAGAGCAATACTTCATCGATTTGTTATCAAGCGTGGATTATCTCGTATTGGATGACTTAGGAGCAGAGACAGGATCGATTGAAACGATTAAAGCAGCCACAGACTTCGTACAGCGTGTCCTATACGGCGTTATGAATGCAAGACAGGGTAAAGTTACCATCGTAACATTTAACCTCTCAGGAGAAGCGTTATTCGCTATGTACGACAAGAAAGTAGTGTCGCGTCTGTTGCGTAAACCGCGTTATGTAACGTTTAAGGATACGAAAGATAAACGGAAAGAACAATTACCATTCTAAATACAGATAAAAGGGAGAGGTTCAAATGGATGTAAGGAAAGGCGCTGAGTTATTTATCAAATTGATGTTAGAACATTTAGATGAAGATGGACACATTCACTTAGGTGATGACATTGACCATTTAGCTTTCGCTTTAGCGGATAACGAAAATTTATTTGAAGATTTTAAAGAAGCTTTGGAAAACCATTTAGAAACATACGGTGAAGATTACGGATTGTAAATATTACCTTTCTAGGAGGATGGAGAAATGAAAAGAAGATTAACGATTAGTCAAACAAGCACTCGTAACTTGGAAATTACTTTAATTAAACCGTCACATTTAACTGAAGAAGAATTTAACGATGCGATAGATGACGCTGAAAATGACTGTAAATATGATAATGCAGCAACGTTCGCTGCGTATATAAGAAGCAAGTACGGTGTTCAATACTGCGATCCTAAAAATTCAGTTGTTGATTCTCATATAGAAATCACGGACGAAGAGGAAGTAGAAGAAAATGTGTAACGTTTGTAACGGAGAAGGGACCTTCGCTACAAGGCCCTTTCCTTCAATGGTGGATATAGAAAGCTGTTCATGTGTAGATTATACGGCGGGTTTGTCCAGGTTAGAACAACAATTACAAATATTAGATCAAAAAATAGAGGATTTCGAAAAGGGGATGCATCATGAGGGTTCATTGTGAAGTAGCAAAGAATTTACGAACAACTAACAAGCTTGAGAAAAGCTACATTGAAGAACGGAAACAGTTTGAAGGCTTAAAACGCACGGATCGTACACGAATGGCAACAGGGAAAGTGTACTACGCCTTAGATGATATTGATTCATACGGCGTGTTTCTTGAATGGTATGAAGAAGATATCAAAGATTTTGACCGCCTTTACCATCAAGGGTTAACTGTAGACCGCCTAGCCGTCCATTTTAACCGCACGGAAGATGAAATAGGTATCTTGATTATGGATAGAGCGATTAAAGGTCATTTAAGCGTCATACAGCGTCAGAGAAAAGGAAAGATGGTGTACAACTGAATCGGTAAAGGGAGAGGAACCAATGAGAAAAATTAAACAGATGATAAACGATATATTGGACCAGCAAGAAAAGAAAGGGATTGAAACATATGGTCAAACACTTGAGCAATGTGATGATAACGCCTATTCGTGGAATGTCATGGCGCTTGAGGAATTAGTGGATGCAGTCCAGTACCTTTCAAAAGAGAATTTACGGCTGCAGAAACGTGTAAGGGAGTTAGAGAAATGTTAAAAGGTTGGTTAGTAGTAGCTGTTTATTTAACTCTTACATGGTTGGCGAGTTCACCAGGTCACTTAAATGTCGATTTGTTCATGTGTCTAGTGTTGAGTTACTTAGTGGTACAAGTCGAAATCCTGAAAAAGAAATAAATTCATAATCAAACATTTACTATACAAGGTGCATAGAGAATACATACATAGGACATACACCGCACCTATAAGGGGGAAACGGAAATGAGTGAACATGAATGTCCAAAATGCGGCTGTGATTTTGAAGTAACTTTCACAGATTGCTTGTTAGATAGAGAAGTGCCGGAAGTTAAGTTTTGTCCTAATTGTGGATACGACAACATTTTCGATAAATAGGGGGAGGAAACGAAAATGAAACCAGTACAAACAGAAGATATTCAAATGTTGCTTTATACATTAGCGAAAGACACAGACATTCAACAATTACGCTATGCAGCTGCAGATATGATTGAACGTTTAGAGGAAGAGAAAAAACAAAAGGAACAAGCTGTTTATTACGCCGTATTAGACGAAATTAGTCAGTCGAATATCAAAGTAGCAGATTACGAGAAAAATAGCTTAAAAGAAGAGAATGGAGCGTTAAAACAGCTGTTGAAAGATACGGTGCAATTACTTTAAGGGGGAGTAAGGATGGATAAGGTTCAGGAAAAGATACAGGCCATTAAAGATATGGTCCATAGCTATAAATATGATCCTGATTTCGAAGAAACAAAAGGTAGTTTAGAAGATTTACAGATTGATTGGTTAATAGCTCAGTTGAAAGAAGCGGAACGTATCCAAATCTCAATGGAACAAAAGTTAGTCGAAAACGGAAAACGAATTATGGGCCTTATAGAAGAAAAAGCAATCCTAGAAGATTCGTTACCTACAGTTTTGAAAGTGAAAGGCGGTAAACCCACAAAGATTGCTTATAACGGTAGTGAATATACCCGAGTGCATCCAATGACAGCAAAAGGAGTGAGGTAATTATATGGACCAAACATCTGTCGAGCAGCAACTATACGATGAAAACTATCGGTTGAATCAAGAAAACAAGTCATTGAAAGCTCGTTTGAAACGAAAAGAAAGTCATGTTCGGTCTTTACAGTGGACAATCCGTAAATTGAATAAGCACCTTCAGAAGTTAGATCCAAAGGAACAGTTTGTAAATATCCAAAAGGGACGGGCAGATAAAAGAAGGGGGAGGAAGTCATGAATACAGAGGTTATGTTTAGCAGTAAAACAGATTTATGGGCCACACCACAAAGTTTCTTTGATGAATTGAATAAAGAATTTCGTTTCAACTTGGACCCATGCGCGAACGAAGAAAACGCCAAATGTGAGAAGTATTTCACTCAAGAACAAAATGGACTTGTTCAAGATTGGGGAGGGCATACAGTCTTTTGTAATCCTCCATACGGTCGAGAAATTGGTAAGTGGGTGCAAAAGTCTTATGAAGAAGCACAAAAGCTTAATACAACGGTTGTGTTACTTATACCAGCAAGGACGGATACGAAATACTTTCATGAATTCATTTACCACCATGCAACAGAAATTAGATTTGTTAAAGGTCGCTTGAAATTCGGTGACTCAAAGAATCCAGCACCATTTCCTTCGATGGTAGTTGTGTACAAAAGGATGTGGTGATCAAGTGGGAATGTTCGATGAAGTGCGCTCAGTATCTAAACCGCAACACAAACGAAACAAGCCAAAAGGAAAGCAACGCGGTAAGTTTAGCCAAGAAACAATACGAGCAATATACAGTCGTGATAACGGAAGGTGTGTAAAGTGTGGAACCAGTAGAAATTTAGAAACAATACCTCACCACATCACCTATCGTTCCCAATTGGGAAAAGGAGAAAAACGAAATGGCTGCGTGATTTGTATACCTTGTCACCGATGGGTTCATGACGGTCAGTTAGGCCCAAACGGAGAACCTAGCGCAGAAGGCCGTTATTGGTTTGAACATTGGCGCGATGAAAATTTGGATGAGAATGGAGATATGCGAAATGACACTATTTGAGTTCATGGAACACATTAACCATCTGAATCAAGCTTATGTACAAGCAGTTATCGAGATTATGAAGGGGTGAGGACATGGTTAGACGCGTTATTGAAAAGAAATGGATTTCCATAGACCGCGAACCACTCAGCATCATCACGATTTACGAAAACGGTGTAAGTAAACAAGACATTAAACAAGATTGGTCCAAACGGAAATCCGGCGGTGTAATCGTTGGAAATGGACAAGCACTAGATTTTATCGAGAAGTAAACAAACAAATTGGAGGAAATACACATGAACACAGTACAACTTATTGGAAATATCAGCAACGAGATTACTTTAAACGCATTACCATCAGGAAAGTTTGTAGCGAAATTCAATGTAGCAGTAACGAACCCTTACAACAGAGAGAAAACATCGTTCGTTCCAGTTGAGGTGTGGAACCGTCAGGCAGAGAATACAAGTAATTTTTGTTCCAAAGGATCTAAGGTAGGAATTGTGGGCCATATCGAAATTGATCAGTACGAAAAAGATGGACAAAAGAAAACATTCACGAAAGTAGTAGCTTCTAACGTTGAGTTTTTGAGTCCTAAAGGCGATAACGGTGGAAGTAATACAAATACATCAGGTAGCAACAGAAACGCAAATGCAGGCGGAAATAACAACTACAGTGATCCATTTGGTGGCGGTCAAACAATTGAAATAAGTGATGATTCGTTACCTTTTTAGTAAATATTTCCAATAAATAAACCAAAGGGGATGGATAAATGAAGTGGACCTACGATGAACTTGAACAACAAATAAGAATGATTATGAGAACAAACAATCTTGAAACACTACCAAGCAGACAGTTATTAGAGGGGATTGGGAGAAGTGATGTTTTTAACGCTATAGCTCGAAAAGGTGGATTCAGAAGAGTTTCGGAACGTTTGAATATACCTTGTGCTTCATCGACTCATAGCGGTAGATGGACTAGTAAACGAATAATCGAAGAGTTAAAAGTTATTGTCGAACAGCAAAACTTAAAAGAAATGCCTTCTAAGGGAGATTTGAAAGCATTAGGTAGAAGTGATTTAGCGAGTGCTATAACAAAACACCAAACTATGAAGTATTGGGCGGATAAGCTAGGGCTGAAATTAAAAGAGTCAGAGACTTTCAAAGGTAACGAATATGAAGATAAAGTTAAACAAATTATCGAGTTTATGGAACTTGAAGTAAAAAATATGACTACTAAACATCCTTACGATTTACTCGTTAATGATTGTGTGAAGATCGATGTGAAGGTGGGTACAGCACATAATCATTTTGGTGCAAGAGCGCACACTTTTGCCCTTCATAAAAAATATGCAAGTTGTGACATCTATGTATGTGTGGCTTTAAATGAGCAAGAAGAAGTCGAGAATTACTTCATTATCCCTGCTAGAGACGTTCAGATAGTTACATTAAACATAGGTACGGAAAGTAAGTACAACAAATATAAAGATTCTTGGGCTTTGATACCTAAATTAGTCAGTCACTTTAATAAAGCGTTTGGTGTAAGTGGATGATTAATTACAGCGGAGCATCTAAACAACAATTACTCACCATCGCATTTGATGAAACTAACAGTTTAGAAGATAGATATGAAGCGGTGAAAGAATTAGAGTCACGCAAAGTACAGAAACACTGGAAAGACTATATGATTTCCTCTCTTGTCCTCATGTGGGCGAGAGGGGCCAGTGTAGGAGAGATCGCCAAGGAATTACGGGTGAATCCTGGTCAAGTGGGCGAACAAGCCAAACGGCTGCAGTTATGGAAAACACGACTACAAATCGAAAAGGGGATATGAAATTGAAATCTATAGAAGTTGGACAAGTGGTATATGTAGCAACTAGCAATAGGTTCATGATCGGAGAAGAAAAACTTTATGAATACATTGTAACTAAAGTGAATGGAACAAGTTTTTATGCTCGTGGAAAAGATTTTAAACATGACCAAAAATTCAGTCGTAAAACATGGACAGATGACGGAGGGTTTGGATTTGTTAGTAAGGCGTATGAAACGAAAGAACAATATTACAGAATCGTAGAGTTGCGAAAAGAAAGAGAAAGATTAAAAGTAAGTATCCAAAACTCTTTAGGTAAGTTGAATATCAGTAAGTTACGTGAAATCGATGAATTGATTCAGCAGGGTTAACGGAATGATTAGAGGGTTGCTGTTCGGCGCTCTCTTCTCCATCCCGTTATGGATCAGCATTTTCGGATGGGTGAAGTTGATAAACAATTTAATTTAAAGGGGATGTGAACATGCAAGAAACGTTAGATTTTAACGAAGTATTTCAGTTTATGAAAAAATTCAGTGTGGATTATGTTAATAGATTCGGTGAAATGATTATCGATCATAAAACAAATATTTATTTACCACTTAGTGAATGCAAAGATTTAGCAGATATTGAAACGTGGTCTGTATTTGTCCTATGTCGCCCTATCGGTAAAGGATTAGAAGATAAGGATGCGAAACGCCTGTTAAAGCGTGTAAATGCCTATTTTGAAACGAAATTAACACAAGAAGATATGCGCGCTATGTATGGCGAGTTGTGCTACAGAGAGAAGTTAGGAGAGTTTAAAGACTTTATCAAACGTGGATTTCCAATGAATGAATTGAAAGGGGAGATTTGAAGATGAATACAAACAATTTAGTAGCAGAGGTAACGGCAATCATTAGCAAGGAAGCACCAATGAACTCAACATATGAAGCACCAGTAAAAACGGTAAAAGAAAAGGTGCTAGGAGATAAAGAAATGCAAGAGCAATTGAATGACGCATGGTATGTGAAACATAGAGGGATTGCGTACAACTTTGGGGCTGCTGGTATCAATGTAATTGGGGAGGATGCTGAATGAATTTGAAATACTTGTACGAAATCCAAGCGGGGTTAATGGCTCATATTGAAAAGAATCACCCAACACCACCAGGAGAAAGTCATTTAGATAAAAAAGTACTCGCAACCCTAGTGGAGTTAGGGGAAGGTTGCAATGATTCTCGATGCTTTAAATTTTGGAGCCTGGATCAAAAGCCAAAAGAAACATTACTTGAAGAAACGGTGGACTTCTTACACTTCCTTTTAGAATTAGGGATTGAGTTCGGTTATCGAATGAATACGGTGGAATTCACAGCAGGTAAAGACAACCTTGTACAGCAGTACCTTGAGTTATATAAGAATGTGCTGGAATTTTACGAAACAAAAGATTTTGTGGAGTATGAAGACTTGTTCGAAACGTTTTTAGGATTGTGTGAAATGTTAGGGTTCCCGTGGGAAGAAGTTGAAAAGGCGTACCTAGCAAAGAATTCTGAGAACCACAACCGTCAACTGAACTCATATTGATAAATAAAAGGGTGCGTCTCTATGGCGCATCCCTCATATAAGGGAGAGAGAACATGGGGAAACGGAAAATAAACAGTACAAAAATGAAGTACGATAACATAATTTTTGATTCTGCTCTTGAATTATCTTTTTACATGCATTTACTAGAACATCAAAAAGAATTAGGAATCACAAAAATAGAAGTGCATCCAAGTTTCTTGCTTATTGATTCATTCACTGTTGATTGCTTGAAATGTAGTGGTACAGGAAAGAAAAAGAGCATTAAGACAGGAAATGATATCAAATGTTCTACATGCAAAGGTACAGGTAAAAAGAAACGCGAGGAAATGAACTATACAGCCGATTTTATGACGCATACCGAAGATGGAAAGGTAAATGTCTATGACGTGAAAGGATGGGCAAATGACGCGTTTCCGTTGCGTAAAAAGGTATTCGAAAGTAAATACGGCATTCGATTGATCGAGGTATATAAGAAAAAGGGAGAGTGGGTGTATAAATGATTGCTATCTCTATAATTTATATCGTGTCGTTTATAGTCGCTTGGTTAGGCACAAGAGCTTTCAGAAAGAACAAATGGGGGACACCGAGTTTGTCAGATGTATTTTTCGTCATCTGTCCTTTCTTAAATACCATTGCAGCAATGTATTACTTCGAACATATTGAATGCAAGGTTGATACAAGTAGATTCTTTGCTTTAAAGAAGGAAAAACGATGATGGAATATCTCTTCTTGATGGTATTGGTGATGATTTTATTAATTTTTGTGAGTGTTGCTTGTTTATTAGAAAGAATGAGTAAGAGTTTAAAAGAGATTGAAACGCATTTGTGGCACATCAGACATATTGAGTTGCATGAAATAAAGAATGAACAGTTTTTAGAGTTCCGTAAAAGAAATGAGCGTGAATTTAAATGACCTATCAACCACCTGAACATATAGAGATAGCAAAAGAGCTTAGAGAAGTATCGAAGCGCTTAGATACAGCAAGTAAAGGGATTTTCACTTTAGCGAGAGAGAAAGCAGAAAAAGAAAGGGATTACCGTAAAGCATTAGCGCAGGAAATCATGAAGTTACGAGCAGAGGGATTACCAGCTACATTGATAAATGACGTTGCAAGAGGACGGGTTGCAGACTTGAAGTTTAGTCGGGATCTCAGTACAGATACGTTTAAAGCGTCCATTGAATCGTTAGGAGCCACGAAAGTGCAAGCTAGTGTGCTGCAAACTGTGCATAAGCGTTACGATAACTTGTGATAAAACGAGGAGCCGTAGAAATACGGTCATCCTCTTTTCTTTAATAAATCTTCTATAGCTTCATCAAGCAGCTTAGACATAGGTACTTTAGTTTCATCTGATAATTCTTTTAGTTTATCGTATAGCTCATTCTTAACAGCGTTAGATAACATCTTTCTACTTCTTAAATGGTTCCTTTTAGTTATCTTGGATTCATCACACATAACACCTTTTAGCAGCTTAACTAATACGCCATCAGGAAGTTCAAACAAACTTAATTTTTTATCGACTTTAGGTGCTGTTGCGATACCGATAACATTTTTGTTAGGATACATCTTTTTGATATGAGGTAGGTAAGAGACAAGTTGCATAATGGTGAATTCATTAACCTCGTCTCTTTTTATCTCTACCACATAAACGTTGTTTTCATCTTCGCCTAAAATGTCAATTCTTCCGGCGGGTGTAACAACTTCACTATTAATATACGAAAAATCAAAATGTTTATCAAAGTTATCAACTAAAAATTTATGCAATTCCTTTTCTTTTGTATAAACAAACATAATTAGTCCTCCTTTTGATTGTAGTAGTCGAGAATGATTTTAGCTAACTGTTTACTTCTTGTTCTCATTTCTCGTTTAGCTTCCTTGTCAACTTTATCGACAACTTCTTTCGGAAGAGTGATATAAACTTGTGAATTTTGTTTACTTATTGCCAATTTAAACACCTACCTTTATTAATATTATAACACTAAAGACAATTAAAGACAATGACTTTTAATTATACAATATCCGAGGGGGAAAATATAATGACTCAACAATTAACTGAATGGCAAGTAGAAGAATGGATTCGTGATTATGGCTTTATGCTGGATGAAATCAAACGCCTAAACAACATGTTAAATAAAATAATTCCTACCACTCAGAAGCTAACTGCAACCTATGGTATTGAAGCAACCTTACCAAAAGGCAGCTCAGGCATCAGTCAAGCAGAGTTAAATCAGTTAGATCGTAGAGAAAAGCGTTACTACCGTTACTTAGAGATTGTACACTTCTTAGACTCAGTAATTGATGAGATCGAGGACGAACGAGAAAAAGTGATATACGACTTCATGTTAGAGGGAATGACGTATACAGAGATTGCGGAGCGTTTCAGATGCACACGAAAAACGGTAAGAGTATCCAAAGAATCCATAATTTCCAAAGTTGCGCAAAAAGCGCAAGAAAAACAATTAATCCAAGTTCTGAATTCTATCAAAAATTCGAGTTATAATGTGAGAGAAGCGGTGACGGCATTAAATAAATGCTGATTATCACCATGCATAGATGTTCTTTTTAAGGTAACTACTTTGAATAAGAACACTCTATAAATTTATTCCTTGCCGTAGATAAGAAGGAGTGGAAAACCTCTTATCAAGTCGTCAGGGTACTTTCCGAATACAGTGCGTGTAGATGGAGAGAAATCAACTAACTAACAAACGTCTATCCGATAGTTGTCAACACTATCAGGTAGGCGTTTTTGTGTTCCTGCACTCATCAGATGAAAGTCGCTGTGTTGCGTTCCTACGTGGGATAGTTAAGTGAGAGTGGGACTAACTAAATAAAAGGAGTTGTTGTGACATGGCTGAAGAACAGCGCGAGTCAAACATATTAGCGACAGGGAGCATTGATATTGATGTATCAGATGCTCTGAAAGGGTTAAAGGCGTTACGTAGAGAAGCGAATGAGACTATTAAGGTGTTAGATAAGCTTAATGAGTGTTTGGATAAGCTTCCTAAAGATAACGATGGACAAGTAGTATTCGATACTTCAGACGGCGGGTTAACTCTTAAAGGCGGTTGTTTCACGATTATTAATGGTGATGGGGTTATCAATTTAAGAGACTTGCATTCGCATTTACAAGAAATTGGTTCTATTTCAGTTTCAAGTGATGGTGAAATGTTAGCAAAGTTTAAAACCACACACTATGCGCCTAATTTTTATATAGATGTAAAATACAAAAGTGGATTATTGCCGTACTTCACAATAAAAGTGAATGGTAAAATACATCTACTCACAGCTAAAGAAGGATACTTCCTTGATTTAGGTGAACCGAATGGCGAAATGTTAGATGTTGGAGTATTTGCTTACTCGCCTAGCAAAAACATTTCTAGTGAATTTTATATTAACCGAATTATTATGACTGACTAATACAACGCCACTCATTAACTTGGGTGGCTTTTTAATTGGGAACCTAAGCCATTTTGGGGCAACGGCAGAGAGATGACGGTAGGGTTAGACACTCCTTACTAAACTAAAGGGGTGATGTGATTTGATTGCATTATCTGCTGATTAAGAAGTAGAAAGTGGGTTTCATGCTAGTAAGTGGAATTGTGAGGTGAAAGAGTATGCGCAAAGGACAATTAGACGATGAAGAGAAAAAGCGTAAAGAAGCATATGAACAACACAAATGCAAAGGTTGCGTATGGGGCAAGTGGTTAAATCAAAATACAATTGTCTTTTGCGGATACCCTGCAACGTGCGTAAGGGAGAGGGAACAAGATGGAATTAAACAAGATATATCAAGGTGATTGCTTAGAGTTGATGAAAGAGATACCGGATAAAAGCGTTGATTTAGTTATTATTGATCCACCTTATCAAATTAACCAAGGTAAATCAGGCGGTGCGTTTGGTCGGGATAAAAGAGATTTCCATAATCAAATTGAAAGTTTAACTAATGGAATACCTAATGAAGTATTGCGTGAATTAGTCAGAGTCATGAAGAAAATAAACATTTATATATGGTGCAGTAAAGACCAGTTAAGACAGTTTATAAATTTCTTTGAGGACTTAGGAGCTAAAACAGATTTGTTAGCGTGGCATAAAACAAACCCTGTTCCTACATGCAATAATAAATATTTAAGTGATACCGAATATCTTTTGTTCTTTAGAGAAAAAGGCGTAAAGGTGCATGGTACTTATAAAACTAAAAAGAAGTATTATGTAACTCCTACAAATAAAGAAGATAAAAAACTTTATACTCATCCCACAATAAAACCTTTAGACATTACAGAGAATCTAATTATAAATTCATCAGAAGAGAAAAATGTTATTTTAGATTGTTTTATAGGAAGTGGAACAACAGCAGTAGCGGCCTTAAACACAGGTCGTTTTTTTATTGGGATGGAAAAAGAACAAGAATACGTAGATATTGCAAACGAACGTATTAACTCTTTAAAAGGAGAATAGCCCATGAGTGGAGTAAAAGGTACAGGATTAAAACTTGTTACATTCCCCGATCATGAAAATTGGCTTATACACCGAGTACAAGAAGTATGTGGTGTACATATAGAACCGTGGTTCCGCAGAGAAATCAGCAATACCATGTATGGAGCAGCTAAGACGATGTTAAAAGGCTGTAAAGTGAAATTAGAACGTGCTGAAGATGAACGTGATAAGTGGAGAGAAGCGTATCAACAGGAAGCGGAACTGAATGATATGTTAGCGCTCAGTTTAACGAATAATCCCATTATCCCTCCTATGCATGTGTAAGTATGACTTTGGTTAACCATTATGACCAGCGCTTGTATTTTTTGAACGACTCAAGATGAACTAAGGAGAGTGGACAAATGAACTTTGTTGAACTGTCTGAACACAAGTCCAAGAAAGAAGGAAAAGTTACACCTAAACGATTAGTTGAAAACTTATTAGCTGCTATTGAACGTGGAGAGGTAAAAGAAGTAGTTATCGTTTCAGTTGGTGAAGATGAACTTGTGCGGGCTGGATGGTCGCAGATGTCCATGATTAAAGCTGTTGGATTATTAGAAGTCGGCAAAGATATCATGATGAAGGATATGGAGGAGTGAGTGGGATGTATGGACTAATAGAATATCTAATCCATTTAAAAGGTGGATCAGTGATTGAGTTTGTAACAAAAGAAAAGACTGAAAAAGAGATATTAGATGTACTTGAATACAACGAACCGGAAATACTCATTTCAGAAGACAGAAAAACATTTGTTAAAGCAAGCGAAGTTCAAACGATTGTTAGGAATGGGTTTCCGAAATTTAGTTTAGATTTATGGGGATTAGGTGGAAATTCATCAGAGGAAGTTATGAAGAATGAGTAATAGGGATGTTAATGTCGCTGGTAAGATGATTAAAGAAGCTCAAGAGACGTTAAAAGCTCGAAATGATATCGCGTACGGCAACGAACCAGCTACTCATGAGTTATTTATGGATAGGGAAGGCAAGACCTTTGTACAAGCTATCACTAACGAAGGTGACGATATTAACACGATAACATCAGGTTGTATTGTTATTAGTGGTACACCACTTGAAGAAGCTCCAAAAGGAATGAAGATTACTCCTAACAGTGAAACGGCACAATACATTCAATCATGGTATGAGAACAGAAGAGACTAACATGGATTATCTATACTTCGCTATATGGTTGATATATGTAGTTGGTGTAGGAGCTTCGATGGGTTGGTTATTTGTTATATGGGCGAAAAGGAGAGATTAAGATGAAAACAGTAACGATTGATAATGGTGACATTTTAACAACGGTTCAAGTGAATGGAGATACGAACGAAGAGTGTCTTAAACAAGCGTTAATGAAATTGCATCCTAAAAGATTCCAAATGGGTAAATACGGTGAACCAGTGTTTGAACAAGATGTTAAAAGTATCCCTACTGTTGCATTGCATGAAGAATTAGCGAAACGCGCAGGAGTTAAAGAAGTAAGTTTGAATCATAATGAAGAGACGATGCTTGTTGGAGCGAAAGTGGAAGGTCCAGCGCGTATATTGATTAATAAAGATTAATAGCTAAAGGAGGGGTTAAGGTGAGAACTGTATCAATTAATATAGATGGACGAACAGTTACACTTGAAGTTAAAGGGGATACGATTGAGGAATGCGTAACAGATGCATTTAAACAATTGAATCCAGATAAAACGATTGTGCAAAGCTTTTCGTATAAGAGGTTAGATAACAATTCATTAATGAGAAGCTTGAAATAAGGCAAAGGTTTATTCTTTGTCTATACAACATTGAGTAAGCCTTTAGGTGTATGGAAGCGCGCACCTTGTCTAAAGTGTTGGTGTTGTATCGAGAGAGAATAAGCATAAGGAGGGATAAGGGTGGATGAAAAGAAAGAAATCCTTGAGTTTATCGAAAAAGTAACTGAACTTGAAAAGAAAACAGGATTAGTTATTATAGATGTCCCTTATACTGGTGTGTGCATAAGGAATAAAACAGGTACTAAAATTTACGACTTTGAAGGTAATGAAGTATAAGGGAGTGGAGAAGATGAAAACACTTGAAGAGATTATCAAACAAGAACCTGTATATCTAAATGCATTTAAAGATAAACAAGATATGCTCGAACACTTTTCTGATACCCTAATCGATAATGAAGAAGTGCTATTCGCTTCATATGGTGATGTGGACGGAACAGGATTAGAGGGAGAAGCTTTTGTTCTATTCGTTAAAGATGGCAAATTATTCGAAGTAAATGGTACTCATTGTTCATGTCATGGATTAGAAGGACAATGGGAACCGGAAGAAGTGTTATTAGCAGAATTAGAACACCGCTTAACTAAAGGTAACTTAGGTATAGATAAATACGATGTAGGAAACCTCTTTAAAGATGAATTATGTGAGTTCTTAGGAGTACAACAGTAAATACATAAAACAAACCACAACGGATGGAGTGAGGAAGTGATGACATAATGAATTGGGATGCAATACGCAAAGAGTATGAGACAAGTGATATTACACTCAAGGCATTAGCAGAGAAACATGAGATTAAGTTAGGGACATTGAAGAGCAGGAAGAGTCGTGAGGGGTGGGAGAGGGATGCAACCTCAACCCCAAAGAAAGTTGCAACCTCTAAGAAGAAGGATGCACCGAAAGGGAAACCACACAGAGCGCCAAAGGGAAATAAATACGCTGTGGGGAATAGAGGGAACCCGAACCCAACGCCTAAATTCGCAAAACGCAACACAGTAGCAGTTAAACACGGCCTGTTCTCGAAGTACCTCCCACAAGAAACACTCGACATCATGCAGGAGCTTGAAACGAAAAGCACCGCTGATATGATATGGGACCAAATCGTTATCCAGTACACCGCTATCATTCGCGCTCAGAAGATTATGTTCGTTGCAGATCAGGAAGATATGACGAAGGAAATCAAAAAAAAGAAGTATAGTGACAGTGGTGGAGAAACAGAGTGGGAAATCCAATTTGCTTGGGATAAACACGCAAGCTTCTTAAACGCCCAATCTAGGGCAATGAGTGAATTACGTAGTTTGATTAAGCAGTTTGATGAAATCGCCCATATCGAGGACGAGAGACGCTTGAAACTTGAACAGATGACCATTGGTATTAAGAAGACGAAAGCGGAAGTGGAGAAACTTGAACTTGGTGATGATGTGAAACCAATTGAAATTACGATTAAGCGTAAGGGTGATGCATCATGACAGTAAAAGAAATAAATCCACATTTCGAAAACTTCTTATTTGATTGGGATCATAAATTTTACTTTCTTGTCGGAGGGTATGGAAGTTCGAAAAGCTACCATGTTGCATTAAAACTCATGCTGAAGCTATTACAAGAAAAACGAACCGCTCTTGTAGTGCGTGAAGTATATGAGACGATACGTGAATCTTGTTTCTCTTTGTTGCAAGAGATAGCAATTGAATTAGGGTTAGAAGGTAAAGTGAAATTCATTACTTCTCCTATGAGTGTACGCTTTCCGAATGGATCTAAGATAATTTTCCGTGGAGTAGATAAGCCTGAAAAACTGAAATCCATCAATAACGTGTCCCTTGTGTGGCTGGAAGAGTGTTCAGAAATCAAATATGACGGATTCAAAGAGTTATTAGGGCGATTACGTCACCCGACTATGAAACTTCATATGTTGCTTTCTACCAATCCAGTAAGTACAAGTAACTGGTGTTATAAGTATTTCTTTCAGGATAAACAAAACAAGCGGTTCACATTAGATGATGAAGAGTTGTACAGAGAACGTACAATCATTCATAACGATATCTATTACCACCATTCAACCGCTGATGATAACTTATTCTTACCACAGGATTACATTGAACAGCTGGAAGATTTAAAGACGCATGACATTGACTTGTACCGGATAGCCCGTAGAGGTCGTTTTGGTGTGAATGGAAAGCGGGTGCTTCCTCAGTTTGTAGTAGCACCACATGAAGAAGTAATGCAAGTGGTCAATCGAATTCCGTATAGTATGAAGCGTACAGGGATGGATTTTGGTTTTGTTACCTCTTATAACGCTGTTATACGAATGGCAATAGACCATAAGAATAAATACCTTTATCTATATTGGGAGTACTACAAAAATGGCATGACAGATGATAAAACCGCTGAAGAGTTGCAAGAGTTAAAACGCGAGCGGATTAAGGCAGACGGAGCCGAACCGAAAACGATTAGATATTTTAAACAACAAGGATTCAGAATGGAAGCGGCTAAAAAGTTTCCGGGTTCCCGTTTGCAATATACCAAGAAAGTAAAACGATTCAAAAAGATTATTTGCTCAGATCAATGTATCAATAGCATAGATGAGTTGAAAGACCTCACGTACAAAGAAAACAAACAAGGTGAATTGATAGAAGACGAGTTTAATATCGATTCACATATACTTTCGGCCATATGGTACGGATTAGATGACTATGAAGTATCAGACCTCAAAGGTATAGGGGTTAGCAGTAAGAACGCATTTAGCAGATAACAAAAGGGAGTAGGTGAACACATGATTAATTGGAAAGAATGGACAAAACAAACAATCGCATCAATGCATGGTGATATCTATTTATACAGGGATATCTACAAAGGGAAACATGCCAAGCATTTTGAACGTGCTAAACAGCTGATTCAAAGCGGTGAGATCATTGAACATGGCAACGATAAGATATTAGGTCCAGGTGTACCGACAAACATTCGCACACCATATATCGTGATGAACATATCTAAGCTGATTGTGGATACACCCGCTATTCTTATTTCTCGCTCTATCGGAAAGATTTCATCTTCTATTCCTAGTGATGAAGAACAGAACGATGCAGCAACGCAAGAAGCAACCGAAATGGTAGATGGTGCCGATTCAGGGGAAGACAGTGAATTCGATGATTTGCAGAACGAAGCGATTCGCCAAATTGAAAACAACAGCAAATTACCTTTAAAACATAAACGTAACATCGTTCAGCATCAAGTAGATGGTGGGCTAGTTGGTGTGCCTGTTGATGATGATAGAGGAATACGCATGGAATTCAAAGCGCGTGATGTGTATTATCCGCATGAGGATGGTATGGGCGCTGATTTAGCCTATTACAAGAAGGTAGAGGAAAAAGAATACTTGCATGTGTACCGCGAACGTACAGATGGGAAGGATCTTACCGCTACAAATATGCTGTATGAATTAGTAGGTGGTCAATTAACACAGGCCGATGATGTAACAACGAAACAGATCCTTAAAATGAATGAATTAGAAACGAAATATCCAGGTCGTTCACAGTTATTTATTCAGTATCTACCGAATGATGATACGTTTATGGATGATTTAGGAGTATCTGCTTTAGAGGGACAACTTGCACACCAGGATGAAATCAATTGGCGTTTAACACGTAATGCGTTGGTATTTGAACGTAACTCTACACCACGCCTAGCGGTTACATCTGATATCTTTGCAGCGTTGCAAGACCAAGCAGAAGAGAGATTCGGGGAAGCGGGTAGAAACTTCATCGATCATCAAATGCTTGAGATTGTGACAATGGACGAAAACGGAAAGTCAATGGAAGTCATTCAGGTTGATGTGAAAAACATCGGCGGTGTGGAATGGGCTGATACCTTAATTCGTGAAATGTTAGTCGCTACGAATACAAGTCAAAAGGCTATTGATTATTTCTCAGGTGATGCTGCGAATAATGCCGTTAGCGGTGTGGCGAAGTTCTACGATCTATTCGTATCCATCGTAAAAGCGGAGCATATCCAAAGTAAATACGTGTACTTCTTAAAGCAACTGTTTGAAGGGTGCATGTGGTTAGCGAATAAGAAAACAAAAGGCTCTGTACAAATTGAAGAACCGGATATCGCATTAAATGAAATGGTTCCTGTCACACGTACAGACTTAATCACTGAAAACCTTCCGGCTTTTGAAGCAGGCGCGATGTCCATTGAAACGTTTGTGAGACGTACTAATCCTTTTGCGAGCGAGGAATGGATAATGACCGAAATAGAGCGGATTGAAATGGAAAAGGTATCTGTTGATAGTACAGGTACTCCATCATTGGATACTTTAAATGACAATCGGGATGAAGAAGGTAATCCAATTACAACTGTAGTTGATGAAGAATGAATCATAACCAACTGATTGAATACTTCGCTCAAGTCATACAAGAGATATTCAACAAGGTAGGGAATGCAAATAACCTAACATACGATAAGAACGCACAGAAGCTCATTTCGGCGGTTTTAAAGTCATTGGATACTCTAGGTATTAAAGCGAATGAAGTCATGCCACAAGAGTTAGAAAAAGCGTATCTCGAAGCGGTGGCGAGTGCTGATAAAGAGTTAGCGGTTCAGAATGTGAAGGTGGAGAAAGTAGAACCCACTCAGATTCTAAAGCGTAAGATTCATTTAGCTGCAGTGAAGAAGCTAATCAACGATACGTTATCTGATTTAAAGGTAGCTATTCGTACCGCTAAGAAAAGCGCAAAGACAACCATTAGCAAAGTGATTGACCGCACGAAAAAAGAGATTGCTAGAGGGATGGTTGTTGGTAATCATAATAAAATCGTGAGTAAGAAAGTAGCGAAAGCATTCCAGGAGGAAGGGTTAACAAGCTTCATCACCGCTCCTGATAAGAATGGAGTACGAAGAAAGCTCAGGGTAGATAAATATGCCAAGGTTGTTGTTTCCTCAAAGATGCGTGAAAGCTCTGTTGCTGGTATTACAAACCGGTGCTTAGAAAGTGATGTAGGGTTAGTGCAAGTCAGTAAACATTCGCCCACTTGTCACGTGTGCGCTAGGTATGAGGGGAAGGTTGTTTCATTAACAGGTAAACATGAAGGATTTAAAAGTATCCTTGATAACGGTGTGAAGCTTCCGAATTACCATCCTCACTGCAAGCATACGATAAAACCTTGGGTAATTACCTATAAAACACCAGCGGAAATACAAGCCGCTAAAGATGATTGGAAATCGTTTAACCCTGAAAAGGAAGTGCGTTCAATCTCTCAACAGAAAGCGTACAAAAAGGAACAAGATATACGCCGTAAAGCTCATGAGGAATTGAAGGCATACGAGCGGTATACAGCGGTGTTAGGGAAAGATGCACCTAAGACCATTGGAGCCTTCAGAAGAATCAAGAGAAATGGCGGTAAGTCGTGGCAGAAGCTACAACTTGCGTACCGACAAGCGAATAGAGAATTAAAAACACAGGGGTAGCGGTTGCTAGTCTTTTTTTGTTTTACCCTCGCCCTGTCGCACGGCGTTAAACTAGGCGCTGACAAATACTCTACCGAGCCGTACTCGTAAAAATCGTAGGAGGACATTATGGATATTAAAGAACTATTACAAGCACTTGCAGATGGAAGTAAAACCATTGATGAGGTAAATAAAGCTATCGAAGAGGAAACAAAGAACATGATTCCTCGTTCTCGCTTGAATGATAAAAACAATGAAATCAAGGACTTAAAGCAACAATTGGCTGATCGCGACACTCAATTGACTGATTTAAGTGCTAAAGCGACAGGACACGATGAGCTACAAAACCAAATCAAAGCCCTGCAAGACGCGAATCAAGCAGCTACATCAGAATATGAAGCGAAGTTAACGAAACAAGCTTATGACTTTGCACTAGACAAGGAATTGCTGGTAGCAAAAGCGCGTAACCCTGTAGCGGTGAAAGCTCTGTTAAATCCGGAGTTAATCAAGCTAGAGGACGGCAAGTTGTTAGGTCTAAGCGAACAGTTAACGAAACTTCAGGAGTCTGATAGCTATCTGTTTGATGTACAGCCACAACAGCAACAAGATCCAGGTGGATACAATCCAGGCACAGGCCAAGGGAACCCGGAACCAGGTAGCGGTAGTGATGAAGGCTACAACGCTGCAAGAGAACAAGCAAGAAAATTAATGGGACGTAAATAAAAGGAGGAGAAACATATGCCATACTCATTAAATTATGGCCGCACAGAGTTTAGAGGCGGTAAAAACATTTTAGCAAGCACTCATTTACAATTCCGTGAAGTGGGTGGCACATTAGATGCTACTAAATTTGATACAGGACTAGTAGAGGTTGGTACTTGCATCGTCAAGAACACAACTACTGGTAAATTCGAACCTTACACAGAAGCGACAGCGGGTACATTCCCTGATGGTTTCGATGATCCTGTGATTTTAAACGTTGATTTCATCAATGATGGTGTGAATGACACAATCGTAGGTGAGTTAATCGTTCGTGGTTCTGTATATGGCGCGAAATTAGTAGGTGTAACAGACACATTTAAAGCCGCTACACCGATGATTCGCTACGTATACCAATAAACCCATTCAAATAAATAAAAAAACCAAATACACAAAGGATAAGGCGCTCAGAGAGTGTCTTTTTTATTGAGGAGGAATTTACATGGCTGGATTACAGGCATTGAAGGAATTTGAAAAACCGTATCTTCGCGGTTTGATTGACGAAAGCGTGGCATTACGTGAAGAAAGCCCAACATTCGGACAACGTTTCTTACCGAATTTAACGGTATACAGCACAAACTTTACTTATGACATCATCAAAAAGACAAAGAACCTAGCGGCGTTCATTGGTTACGGTGCTGAACCACCAGTAATGGACCGTGACGCGGTAGCTACTCAGTTCGGTTCTATGGCTGCATTCGGTTTGCAATACATTGCAACAATCGAAGAGTTAATGGCAATCGAACAAGCGAAATCAGACGCTGAAAAAACAGCTCTTGTGGCTCGTTTAGTAAAGAAAACAGTGGATATCATCAACGGTATTCAAGATTTCTCAGATGTTCTACGCGCTCAAGCGTTAACAACTGGTAAATTACAATATACAAAAGGCGAAGTGAAAATCAACTTCGATTACATGGTTCCTGCTGAACATAAAATCGCGTTAACAGGTACAGACAAATGGTCTGATCCATCTGCTGATATCTTAGGCGACTTACTAGCTTGGAACGAAACATACGAAGAGTCAAATGAAGGACAATCACCAGCTGTGATGATGATGCCGCGTGAAGTGTACAAAACACTTAAAACGAACTTATCTATCATCGCTGAAGCGCGTCCAATGACTCAAGATAAAGCAACTCGTTTACGTGATTCAGAAGTAAATGAAGTGTTAGCGGATCAAGGTTTACCACCAATCCAAGTGGTTAAGAGCCGTAAAACAACTGTGACAAACATGTACACTGGCGCAGTGGAAGAAGTGGAATTCTACCCTGCTGGCCGTGTGGTGTTCTTAGGCGAAGGCCTTGGTAACTTCTACTATGGTCCTAACCCTGAAGCGGAAAACTTTGAACCTGGTATCGTGGTTCGTGCTGAAGATGAAAAGCGTCCTAAACGTTCAATCATCGAAGGTTACGGCGCTGGCTTCCCTGTTATCGAAGTACCATCATTAATCCTACACGCGGATGTGCTGTAAGATGGCAAAAGTTAAAGTTGAAGTAACAAATGCTGTCGTTGGTGGGAAAACACACGGGGAAACGTTAACAGTGGAAGAAGCAGAAGCAAAACACCTAGAATCAATCGGTTACGTGAAACGCGTAGCTGCTAAAAAAGAGGACAAGGCCTAACGCTTTGTCCTTATTTTATCGGAGGGGATGAACATGCCGAAATACGTAGCTAATGAAATCCTATCGCATAACGGTGCGCCTGTTGCCATTGGTGAGAAGTTGATTCTTACTGAAGAACAAGCCAAAGCCCTTGGTGACAAAGTATCTCCTACTCCTGAAGCGGTACTGGAACAAAAAACAGTAGCGGAATTGAAGGAGTTAGCGAAGGAAAAAGAGGTTGAGGGCTATTCAGAAATGAAGAAAGCCGAACTTATTTATGCTCTCTCTGAAGAGTAGGTGATGATATGGATTTCGTATCTGTTGATGCCTATTTAAACAAGCTTCACGGTGCTGACCTCTATACACAATTAGCGCAAGAGAAGAAAGAACCGCTTGTGTTTACCGCAACCGAACTCCTGACGGATGAATTCGGAGTGGATAAACTCACAGACAGGATTGTTTCTCTTCAAGTGCTGTACATGTTAGAGGGTGAACAGCAAGGATATGCGATGTTGAAGCGTCAAGGGATTATGCAGTACGCCAATAAAGGGGTATCTGCTACCTTTAACGGATCTACATCGGATATCGCACCTTCGGTCTTAGGGTTGATCAAAACAACCGGTGCAAAAGTGGGGCGTTTAATATGAGGCCACTCATGAATCAAGAAGTAAAAGTCTACTCGCCTACAGGAGAGAAAGACAAATATGGTAAACCCATTCTAAAACCTATCACCTCAAAAGCACGCGTTCAATTCTCAACTAAAACGATTATGAGTAAAGAAGGGGTGGCGTATCAATCCATCTTGGATATTGACCTACCCGCTGAAACTCTTGTCTCATTTGGCACGAAGATTTCTTACACTCAAAACGGTGTAACTACTGAAGGTTCAGTCATCTTGCTAGAAGATGTGCCGAACCTAGCGGGTACACTCATTGATTATTGGAATGTGAGCGTTGGCTAGACGAGATAGTTTTGAGATTGAGTTTGAGGGATTGGACGAACAAGCGGATATGATAGGTGACATGTATCAGGATTGGGTAGTAATCACAAAACAAGAAATGACGAAGTTCGGTCTACTCGTAGAAGAAGGAGCAAAAGCACTCGCTCCACATGACGAAGGGGATTTGGAAGATTCGATTTCTGCTGATCCTGCTAAATTAGCGGGTGATAAAATCACGGTGGAAATAGGCGCAAGTGCTGAACATGCTCTTATCCGTCACGAAGCCCCTTATAAAAAGGGTAGCCGTGACAAATACGACAACGGCTCGAAATTCCCTCACTATTATGTAAATGGTCGAGGTCAACGCACACGCACCAAGTCCAGTTGGCGTGGCTTTCAACCTGGCAGAAAGTATTTACAAAATGCCGTAACTGCTACTGAAAAGGATTACGACAAGATGAATCAACGTATTCAAGAGCGGGTGATCAACGGTAAAAGGGGTACGCAATCATGATTGAAGAATACCTCATGAACAAAGCTAAAGAGATTACGCCTGAGTTAGAGTGGACGGTGAACTACGTAACCGGTGTGGAAGCGACAGGAACTGTATACGATACAGGCGGCTCAAATGGCGATGTAAACAATGATGCAGAGATTCGATACCCAACCTATCAGTTTTGGATTCGGTCTTCGAAAGAGGATTGGGACTTAGCGAAAAAGGTAGCGTATCGATTGTATAAACAATTCCATAAGAAAAGCGTGGATGATTTAGTTCACGTTCCTGAACTCGATGCTTCGTATCGGGTCTTTTTTATGCAGTTTATGAGTCAACCCATCCTTATCGGTGAAGTCGATGATGTGATGGTGTACTCACTCAATTTAGAAGTGACAATAAGGGAGGAATCATAATGGCAGAAGCAACAGAACGCGTAGATAAAATGTTTGGACAAGCCAACATTAAATTCACTCACATTAAATCAGGTAAAGTCTTGAACTTTAATGGTAAAGATTACTTACAAGCAGAAGGTGGCGAATACACGCTTACACCTAGCTACTACGATGAGCAGTGGGCTGATTCAGCCGAGAACGTAGTGGAAAAATGGTTAACGGGTCAAGAAGGAGCGGTAAAGGTCGTTATCGGTCAATACTCTCCTAGTTTGATGCAAATGGCGTTAAACGCTGTACAAACCATCACAGATACAACAAGCGGTGATGTTGTTGGATTCACGGATGCGCCAATCGGTTCAAAAGCGAGCGATAATGCATACAAAGTAGAGGTTCATCCTCGTATCTTACCTGAATCAGATAAATCACAAGACATTACATTCTATCGTGTGATTGCTGACAGTGAATTTACACGCGCATTCGCAAATGAAATCAACCAAATTGAGATTAACTTCTCTATGATTCCACGCGAAGGTGCTGATTTCACTAAAGGTGGAAACTACTACTTCACAGGACCACAAGATCCAAATGCGGTGACGCCCTAATTTCGCCGTCGATGTAGGCGGCGCTGGCAACTACACAGTTAGCTAACGCATAATGTATAGCGCTCCTTTATCGGGGCGCTTTTTATTTTGAAGGAGGGATGACATGGCTGAAGTACCTTTAAATTACGCAGGTCCTGTACCAACTTCAGGACGTGATATTGATGATACCGCTAGTAAAGTTGTAACAGATACGGTTAACAGAGGGAGTTTTACAAAGATGGTTCCTTTATTATCTGTTGATAAAACGACAACCGGTGCTGGCACATCGGTAGAAGTTAAGTCATTCAAAACATTACGTGTTGAAGTATGGGGAACAGGGACGTATACGGTTCAGATTCAAGCTGTAGGCCCTAGTGGTACAGCTCGCACACTTCAAGCGTGGGATAATACAAATAATCAGTTTGCAAACGGTAAAAACATTACCGCTGCAGGTTTTTATGATATAGATGTTCAAGGTTATACATCTGTTAAAGCAAATGTAACAGCTATTAGCGGTGGCAACGTGAACGCTTCAGGTTTATTAATGGCATAAAACAAACAAGGCGCACTCTTTCGGGTGTGCTTTTTCTATTAGGAGGAAACCAAATGGGAACTGAAATTAAATTAAAAGTGAAACAAGAAGTAGAAGGTGAAATGGTTACAAAAGGCGTGACGTATGAAATTGAAAAGCTAAACTTCTTTAAATTCATCGATGTTACCAAATTGATTAACGAAATCATGAAAATTGCCAAAGATGATGAAGAGTTAATCACTGTAGCAAAAACCATGTTCATCGGACAAGCTCCATCAGATGAAGAGAAAACAAAAGAAGAACGCGATTTAGAATTTGCTGGCAAGTTAACAAGCAGCTTCGAAACATTAGCGTATAAATTGCCGGATAAAGCATTTGAATTGTTAGCTATCCTAAGTGACATTGAAAAGCCTGTGCTTGGGAAACAAGATTTCTTCACAGTTATGGATGTATATGAAGCGGTTATCGCTGAAAATGACATTCAAAAACTTGTAGATCGTGTAAAAAAGTCTTCGGAACTAACGAAACAAGCGTTCAAGCTGAAAGCGTTAGTAACGGACGTGACGAAGTAGGAATTACCACTGCTGAAGCGATGATATATAAACTTTCTCCTATCTTGGGTGGACGTTCAGAAGTTGCCAAACTTTCGTTAATGGAAGCGCTCGGTCATATGTGTTTGCTGAAAGATGAAGAAGAAGCGAAAAGGGATGAGAAAGAAATTGAGCGCTTCATTAATTTCCGTTCCATGCAATTCGCAAGGCCTGTAGATGAGAAAGATGTTGATAAAAAACGAGCACTCCAAGAATTTGAAAGACAAATTACACCGCGTAAATTCAGAGGAAGCGCAGGGGCAGGCAAGAAAATCAGAACGCTTCAAGATTACAAGTGGGACTTTGAGAAAAAGGACGAATAGAGGGGAGGTACATACATGGCTGGTGGATTTATACGTGAGGTGCGTACCGTCTTTACGGCTCAAGCAGGAAACTTTCGTTCTGTCACACAAGGGATGCAACGGGATTTCCGAAACATCCAAACATCCGGGAGAAACACAGCTCAGTCAACTGATAAAGATTTCGGTAAAATGCGAACGTCTTTATTGGGATTACAAAAAGAGTTGCAGGGAACCGGACAGAAAACGCAAAGCTTAAACAAACTCCAAGCGGTTGCTCATGAAGTGGCAGCGGAAATGGATCGGACAGGAAAAGCAAGTGAAGCATCAATGAATCGTTTACGTGAAGCGATGAAGGCAGCGGGTAAGGATACCAAGAACTTTGAAAAGCTTGGCATATCCGGTTTTATGGCGTTGCAAAATGATATTGTGAACGTAGAACGTGAAATGAATGGTTTAGGCAAAACAACAACTAACGTTTCTTCTCAGGCTTCTAAAGGGTTCGCACAAATTCGCAAAGGGGCTATGCTGGTTACAGGCGCATTAGCTGGGATAGGTGCAGGATTAACAGGGGCATTTGTTTTTGCTGACCAGTACCAAGCGGCGATGAATAAAATGCAGATGGCCACCGGCGCAACTTCCAAAGAAACCAAGCAACTAGGTGAAGCGGTTAAGAATGTATACGCTGCAAACTATGGTCAAGATATGCAAGATGTAGCGGATTCTATGACTGCGGTTAAACAAGCAACCGGAGCGACAGGTAAGGAGTTAGAGTCATTAACGAAATATGCGATTGGTGTACGTGATACGTTTGGTTTCGAAGTAACGGAAAGTACAAAGACAGCGGATCAAATGATGAAACAATTTGGTATCACAGGAAAAGAAGCGTATACCTTAATCGCGCAGGGCGCACAAGGAGGATTAGATAAGTCAGGCGAAATGCTTGATAGTATTAATGAGTACTCAGTTTACTTCAAAACCCTCGGATTCGATGCAGAAGGTATGTTCAACGTACTAAAGGCTGGTTCTGACGCTGGAGCATTTTCAATTGATAAAGTTGGAGATTCCGTGAAGGAATTGGGTATCCGTGTGAAAGATGGTTCCAAGTCAACTGCACAAGGGTTTGAGACGCTAGGTTTAGATGCTGATGAAATGGCGAGTAAGTTTGCTGCTGGTGGCAAAAGTTCACAAGAAGCATTACAGATGACATTCAAAGCTCTAGCGGATATCAAAGATCCTGTAGAACGTAACACAGCTGGCGTAGCGTTAATGGGAACAACTTTCGAAGACCTTGAATATAAAACCATTGCTGCGATGGGAACTGTCCAAAATACGGCAGATAAGAGTGCTAAGACGCTTGATAAAATGAATCAGGTTAAATTCAACACGGTTGGCGATGCTATCCGTGGTGTTGGTCGTGTCATTTTAGTGGAAATGCTAGACCCGATGCAGAAGAAAGTCCTGCCGTTCGTCAATAAAATGATTTCGCAGTTCAAAACGAACCTACCACAAATCAAACAAGTAGCTTCTGATGCATTTGGCGGTATGGCTAATTTCTTTGTGAAGATGCAGCCTACGATTAAAAATTTGTGGTCAGCACTCAAACCAATCGCAGAAGTGGTGGGTATAGCAATTTACGGGGCATTTAAAGCAATGGAAGCGATACTACCACCGATTACAGGCACACTTTCCTTCTTAATCGCTAAATTCACAAACATGAAGTCATTTGTACCGATCATGACAGGTATTTTAGCGGCGTTTGTCACCTTTAGATTGTACTTATTAGCAATGCGAGCGCCAGCAATGATTATTCAAACGATATCTGTTTTAACAAGAGCGTGGGCAGTTGCTCAAATGCTTCTGAATACTACGTTACTTGCTAACCCTGTCGGATTGGTTATTGCAGCGATAGCAGGACTAGCAGCGGCGTTAGTAGTTGCTTATAAACGGTCTGAAACGTTCCGTAACATTATCAATTCAGCATTTAATGGAATCAAAACTGCAGCAATGACGGTGTTTAATTTCTTGAAACCGTACATTCAACAAGCGATGACAGCAATAACGGGATTTGCTCAACAAAAATTAGGGCAGCTCAAACAATTTTGGGATCAAAACGGAACACAAATCCTCCAAGCAGTTAAAAACATTTGGGGTGCGGTGTCTACGGTCTTTAAAAGCGTGATGGCTGTTATCGTTCCGATTGTCAAAGTTGGGCTAGGCGCTATACTCGCGGTGTTTAAAGTTGTCTTCCCTTTAGCGCTTGCACTCGTTAAATCAGTGTGGGGCAATATCAAAGGGGTTATAAATGGAGCTTTAAATATCATTATGGGCCTTGTGAAAATCTTCTCAGGCTTGTTTACAGGTAACTTCAAAACTATGTGGGCTGGAATAAAACAACTGTTTGTAGGGGTTGTTCAATTCCTTTGGAATTTTGTGCAGCTTCAAATGTTCGGGAAACTACTTTCACTAGGAAAAATCTTTATCACCTCTTTCCGTGGTGTGTTTGTTGGTTTGTGGAACGGGTTGAAAACTCTGTTCACAGCTAGTGTTGGTATTGTTAAGAATGTAGTGGTTAAAGGATGGAATTTACTCCTTTCTATCACCAAAGGCATTTTTAACGCGTACCGTTCTTTCTTAACAGGCATATGGAATTTCTTGAAGTCAATGATTTCTAAAGCAGCTTCTGCTATCTGGAACTATGTGAAAGCTCAGTGGAATGCTTTAAAAACAGGGACTACAACAATTTTTAATGCGGTGCGTAAATTCCTTTCAGATTTATGGTCCGGTATCAAAAATACTGTGACAAAATTAGCAGGATCAGCAAAAGATGGTGTAGTCAACGCATGGAACACCTTGAAAAACCGTACAACTGAAATGTTCACTACCATCAAAAAGAAAGTAACTTCGATCTTTGATGACATTGTAGGCGCGGCTAAGAAATTGCCGGGTCGTATTGGTGATGGCATTAAAGCAGCTGCCGGCGGTGTAAAAGCTGGTATTAAATCTTTTGCAAATGTTCTTGTAAAAGCGATGGGTAAAGGCTTAAACGGAGCGATTGACGGTATCAACTGGGTGCTTGAGAAAGTTGATGTTCCGAAAATTAAAAAGTGGCCTATTCCTGAATACAGAAAAGGTACAGGAGGTCATCCACAAGACGGACCAGCTATTGTTGGAGATGGAAAGAAACATGAATTAATGCTGTACCCGAACGGACAAGCTTACTTAAGCCCTAATACTGATACACTCATCCCTAACATGCCTAAAGGAACACAAGTATTTTCAGGTGAACAAACAGCGAAACTCATGCGTGATGGAACTGTGCCTAAATATGACGGAGGTAACGTCAAGGACGTAGCTAAAAGTATCGGTGGGTGGGTTGCTGACACATCAAGTAAAGCATACAACTCAAGTAAAGATTACGTGTCTGAAAAAGCTGGTCAAGTAGCAGATAAAGGGCAAGAGTTATACGAACACGCGAAAGATGGAACAAAAAAAGCAGCCGGGAAAGTAAAAGACTTAGCTCTCGATGTCTGGGATTACATGGATGATCCTGTTGCATTAATGAAAAAAGTATTCGGCAAATTTATTCCTGATTTACCGAAGTTGGGTAGCGCGGCTGGTGACATGCTTAAAGGTGGAGTTAAGAAAGCAAAAGATTCATCTATCGACTTCATTAAATCAAAGCTAGATTCATTTATGTCATTCGATGGTGGCGGCGGTGATGGTTCAACAGTTGGTCCAGGTAGCGGTAAGGGTGGTATGCATCCATATGTTGAAGCGTGGTACAACAAAGTGAAAGATAAATTCGGCCCTACGAAATTTATGGGTGGTTATGCAAACCGTGATGTTCGTGGTGGTAGCTCAAAATCAATGCACGCCTATGGCCGCGCGTTTGATATTGGCGGTTCGGCTTCAACAATGTCCAAAATTGCTGAATGGGCAAGAACACACATGAACAACCTTCAATACGCAATTTATAACAGACGTATTGCGGGTCCAGGGATGAATAAGCCGTGGCGCCATTATTCAGGGGAAAATCCTCATACGGACCATGTACATCTAGACTTCATGACTGGTGGTGGCGGCGGTAAAGCTCCTTCGGGTGGTGCGTCTGCATGGCGCTCTAAAATCATCCAAGCTGCTAAACAGATGAAAGAATCTGTATCACCTTCAGAAGTAAACGGAATTATCGCTCAGATTCAACGTGAGTCAGGCGGTAATCAAAGTATCATCCAATCATCAGCTGTACGTGATATCAATACACGTAACGGAAACCCTGCGCGCGGATTGTTACAGTACATCCCGCAGACGTTCCGTGCTTACGCCTTAAAAGGACACAGTAACATCATGTCCGGTTATGACCAGTTACTCGCTTTCTTCAACAACACGACTTGGAGACGCGATTTACCGTATGGTCGTAGAGGTTGGGGACCGCGTGGTAATCGTAAGTACAAGAACGGAACAGGGTTGCTTGGTCACTTAGGTGGCGATGCAATCATGGGTGACGGAAACAAACGTGAACCATTCCTACTACCAAACGGCTTAATGGGATTAAGTCCTGCGATCTCCACACTATTCAAAGACCTACCGAAAGGAACAGTCGTATGGAAGAGTGTTGAGGATTTCGTGAGTCAATTAAACAACGGTGCTTCTTCTATCTTAGGAAGTAACATGCCTTCTGTTGATTTAAGCAGTATTTCATCTGCTGGCGTAGGAAATACAACAACGAATAACTACACATTAAAAGACATCCAAAACGCGTTGACAGTCGATGTGAACGTTCAAATGGGTGATGTGATTATGGATGGTCGTAAAGTAGCACAAGTAACGTCACCGCACATTAAAAAAGATTTAATCAATGACATGAAAAGAGATTCATATAAGAGAGGGATGAAGTGATGAGAGTAGACCTATACGACAAGAACTTTAACTTAATCGACTTGGAGCAATACGATGTGATTACAACGAACTTCATCTTAGACTCTTCCTCTCCTAGTCATCAGCGACAAGAAATCAGTGGACAACATGGAACCGTGACGCTAGGTACTACGCTTGGCGCACGTTCTATGTCTGTTACCTTTCATATACGAGCAAGAGACGCATACGATTTTCCTCTTGTGCGAAATGAAGTGTTCAAGGTGTTGAATGGTCTTGAGTTTGTTTACATCGTGGACAAGCGCGAACCAGGGAAGCGGTGGAAAGTGAAGGTCGAATCCAATTACGATGTCGCTCCTATTGCGATGGTATTTGCTCAGTTTGATATCTCGTTTATGTCAGATTCTCCATTTGCTGAAAGTATCGGGACTACACAAGATCCCCTCACCTTTGATGCGGAAGTGTGGCAGATTGGACAAGGGTTAATCGCAGAAGATTTAACCTATTCGACAACAGATAAAGATTTTCAAATTTACAACGCGGGCGATGTAACCATTGACCCGCGTTTTATTCATACACCGTTAACAATTGAAGTCACAGCAGCTCAAACTTCAAGCAATATCACATTAAGCTTAACGAACAACACCACAGGCGAAACATGGAGCTACACAGGCGCAACAACCGCAGGGCAAATTATTCAGTTAAGGAATGTCGAAACGCTATCAGGTGGAGCTTCTGTGGCGTTAAAAACGAATTATAAATTAATTACACTGGTTCCTGGATACAACAGCATTTCACGAAATAGTGGAATATCCAAAGTATCCTTTATCCATCGTTTCTATTACAAATAAAAGATTGGAGGTGAATATATGCCTGATATGTTTGCGTGGAGCTTAGACAGAACACAAAAAGAACAATTGGTTGGATACAAGGATATCGTGAGGAAATGGAAGGTTAATGACCTAAACTCCATTTCCTTTTCTATTGAGCGAACTGAATTGAATAAACGAGCGTTTGATTTAATGGAGTACAAGTCATGGATTGAATATGACGGAACTACTTACGTTATTGAAGATTTAGCGAAAGACCCTTTTGGAGATACGCAAAAGGTAGATGTTACAACCGAACATGTTTTTTTCGATGAATTTATGAATCGGACACGTGTTAAAAATGTACTACCTATAGCAAAACGTTCGCTAAACGAATACATGAGCTTCATCACAATTGGTTCAGCTTATACCTTTTCAATTATCGGTAGCTTTGAAACAAAAGAAATTGAAAACTTTGGTGGCGGTAATCCTCTTGATTTATTAAAGACTTTATTAAATAAATTTGAAGCAGAGTTTGAAGTGGTTGGAAATGATATTCGTTTATATAACCGTACAGGCTCACAGACAGCTTATCCTTACCGTTCAAAGCACAACATATCCGATATTACTATAAACGGTTCAGGACGCAATCTGAGTACGTATATTGAGGGTTTCGGAAAAGAATATGAAGATCAAAATATTTTCACAGGCGAATCCCTTAACTTTCAAGAGCGTTCAACAGGATGGGCTGATATAACAGATCCTTATTGGTATACCGATGAAGTGGGTCGTACCTTTAAAATGCGCTGGACAGGAACCGGTATTCGTTTCTATTACTTACAAAGTCCTGATGGCGGTGTGTGGGAGTTTAAATTAGATGGCGATGCAACAGCCACTCTTTCTACATGGGGCAAAACAGCAAGCCTACAAAGCGTAGATTTGTTCATGGATGCGGAAGAGAAAGCACATGAAATCGTTGCTACTTTTCAAGGGGATGACGAAAAGAACGTTCCTTCCACTGGCAAAGGTAAGTCGAGAGGGTGGGTAAGGCGTTCAGATACAGACCCGTTAAAAACATTCAAACCTTATCGTAAAAGACAGGGTGATGAGAGATACGCTGCAGTTGCTAGTTACACATCACCTTTAGCTGCAAAATACGGGATTCGTATACAAGACCCTATTTATGATGAACGTTTTACTAATAGTGATTACTTAACATCATACTTACGTGAAAACTTGAATGACAAGCTCGAAATCAGCCATGAAATGACCTTTGTGGAGCTTCAAAAAGCGGGTTATCCATCACCTAAACCGCGTATTGGCGACAGTGTGCCGTACATCGTAGAAGAATTAGATATCATGATACCGGATGTACGCATTATGGAGATTGATGAATACCCTGAAGATTACAAGTCCTCAACTGTTGTCTTAGGGAATGGGCGGGATGACTTCGGGGAAGCGGTATTCAATTCGGGTAAACAGCAACTTGATGAGGTATACGACTCACGAAAGAAAACAATCATCATTGATGTATTGCCACCAGCAACACAACTTGCAACAGAAAAGTTAAACAACTCACTAACAGAGCTTGAGTATCCAGTAGGCGGTGGAATTGTCGGACGTGATCCAAAAGATTACAACCGATTCACAAAATTCACATCAGCAGGGTTAGGGATTACCACAAACGGCGGGGTTACATACGACAACGCCATTACACCGGATGGAATTAACACACTCCTGTTAACAGCCGGACAAATTAAAACGAACAACATTCAGATTGTCGGAAAAGACAATCTTTTTTATTGGGATGGAAATGAGTTAATCGCCATTGACCCAAACAACGCGAATAAGTTCGCTCGTATGAGAGCAGGCGAGTTTTATATCAAAGGTGGGGCATTTGTTCTTGAGCGTCCTGACGGCGGGAAGGTCATTGATAATGGGATTATTCAATATGGGTACGCCATTCAAGGAATGACCCCTCAATTCTGTTCACCTGAAGTCACCGTTGCACCACGTTCATGTTTTACAAACGCAACAGATGCAAAGGACTTCCAAGCGTACGAATTCAAACATGATGGCCGTTATTTGCGCGTGAGAACATCACAGTATCAAAGCGGTGGTGGAACGTGTTATATGAGTGTTGAGCAGTCGTATGAAGGGTTTGATGGATGGAAGCGTTGGGCGCTGTTATCAAGTACCGTTTCGGAAGCGAATGCAAGTAGTGATGATACAGAACGTGAAACACTAATCGATTTCGGTGTACCTACCTTCACACGAAAACGTATTTATATCCGTATTTGGAGTTCAAACGCAAACGTCACAGCTTACGGGCGTGTAACAGGAATTTGGCAGGAGGGATAACATGGATAAAAACATTTCACTGTATTGTGATGCAGATGAAACAGGGAAAATCACCCGAATGCTTTCAGGTGAGCGTATCATCCCTGTATCGCAGTACCGTTATTTTTTTAAGATTGATAGAAAACAAGAAGCTAACTTAGATAAATACCGCGTAGAAAACGGTCAGTTGGTTCAAATCGAAGGCACAACGTTGATCGAGGTGGAGAATCCAAACCCCTCCACAGAGGAACAGTTAGCTGACGTAAAAAAACAACTAGCAGCCATGCAAGAAAAAGACATAACAACACAAGCTATCTTAGCTCAAGTATTAGAACTACTTAACAAACAACCTGAAGAGGAAACACCAACTGTTCCTGAAGAAACACCTACGGAAACACCGGAAGAACCAACAAATTAAAAGCGAGGTGGAAATATGAAATTTTCATTCGAACGAGTCACTAACGCTCTTTTTGGTGATTTCAGAAACAAAGTCAATCAAATGATGAGTGATGTAGAAAACAACTTCATAGAAACAACATCTAATACGTATCAAGCTCAAACAGATGCTACAAAAGCTTTAAATACTTCAGATTCTGCGGTTCAAAAATCAGAAAACGTACAATCACAACTAAATACCTTAGTTGTTCGAGCAGGTGAATCTTCTCCGCAAGTCTTACAAGCTTTAACAAATGCAAATGGTGAAACGTTTGAAACGTTGAAAGGTGTTCTTGATGATAAAGACCGTAAGATTGGGAATGTCACTACACAAGTGGCGAATATCCAAGTAATCAACGTCAAAGATTTTGGGGTTGTTGGTGATTTTAACCCTAGTACAATGACGGGAACAGATGACACAGCGGCGCTTCAAGCGGCGTTTTCTGCTGCGGATGGAAAAAGAATTATCATGCCTGATAGTTTTAATTGTAAAATCAACAACAAAATCAACCTGCCGTCTAATGTGACGATTGATTTTAAAGGAAAAGTTACATGTGTAGGTGATCAAGATTATTGGTTTTCTTGCACCACTCCAAAACGAATCATTTATGAAAATATCCGTGCGGAAGTCACTTTAGATTTCGGGTTACGAACAAAATTAAATCGTGTTTTGTATTGCAATATCCCGACTTATTTCGAGGTGAAAGTTGCAGAAATTATCGGTTCTTCAACAGCTATTCATTGCTTGAATGGTGATGACTTCATTTGTGGCGATATTACACTCAAAAACGTATATGGTACAGCAGCGCAATACGGATATGGTGTAAACACTTCCGCGAAACGTACTACAATCAAAACTTTAAATGTAGTGAATGACAACACCACGCACGGAAGACACGCTATCTATATAAACGGTTCCCAATGGCAAAATGTCGATGTTGGTTATATATACGTTAAAAATTTCAATAAAAACCCTATTAATATCGCGAATACGGACATTAACGCAAAATGTAATTTTCATTTAGGGACTGCTGTTTTCATTAATGCGAATATGGAACCAACTGTTGATACAACAGGATGTATAAACGGAACAGATGAAAATGGTTCAGGTGTCAAAATTGTAATAGATAACGTTCGGGTTAACGGAATTGGTGGATGTGCTGTTAGTTCTAATGGCGTTAGTTTAGGACAAGATGGTTTTTATATTGGGAATGTATACGCGGAGAATTTAGCACCAGCTTATTTTGCGAACACAGCACTTGTTCACATTCGTTATGGAAACAACAAACAAGTAGGCAAAGTGGTTTGCACTGGTCTTAATACGAATTGGTTATGTGCTGTTTATTTAAGAGATACAAACAATGCTATTGTCGATGATGTGTATGTAAGTGGAACATCAGGATCTCAAGCTGTCCGAATGTCTAACTCTACTGTTTTGTTAGGTAATATAGACTCCCAAAACATCCCGAAAGTATATAACTCAGGAAGTACAATTAGATATAAATATTTAACCACAGGTACTAGAATAGCAAGTGCAAGTGGGACGACTAATACTTTGACTATAACGCACGGCTTAGGGGTTACACCTACTTATCATAGTGTACAAAAAGCGTGTTTGGGATTACCAGCTATAGATGGTGTAATACCTGATGCTACTTATTTAAATGTTACATTCGTTTCTAATGTACCAGCTGGAACAAATCATATCGTGCTTAAATGGTCGGTACAAGCTTAATAACACTTAATCTATATATCCGAAATGCTAAAAGGGGTGTTTGGTAATTGAAGTTTATAAAATCAATTGTTAAATATGAAGAAGGTGACATCGTTCGTTTGATAATATTAATCTGCATTTTGAAATCTTTCTTTGAAAACGAAATTTCACATGCTTTATTTTTCGTTTTTTTGATAACGTGGATTGAAGTTAACAGAATAAGAAAATCGAAAGTTGAAAAGAGAGAAAATGTTCCGGTTCTTGATTTTTACTTTTATCACATCCCTAAAAGTGGAAATAGAAGGTTTGAATTAAAAAAGATTGCTTATAAAAGATTATTATCAAAAAAACCACAATGTTTTTACCAATTAACATTATGGTCATTTCAAATCCAATTATTTTTTATATCTAAATAGAGACAGAGAGCTTCGGCTCTTTTTTATACAAAGGGAAGCAAAAACAGAGAGGGGGCGAACTTAATTCTTTAGAGAAGAAACATTTTTATAAAGGGGTGAGGGACATGCCACATACAACGGAGGGTCAACCAATGGAGACAGTACACAAAGAACTAACTGAAATCAAAGGGAAAATCGATACATTAGCCGCACGCGTATATGCCGTTGAACGAACATCAGACAAACATGATCAACAAATCATCACGTTAAATGAAAAGTTAAGCAAAATTGAAGATAATACCACTTGGATTAAACGAACCATTATGGGTGGAATCATCACAGCGATTTGTACCGGAGTTATCGGTGGTGCAATCGCTATTTTTTATACAGTCATACAACAATAGGAGGATGACATATGAACAAAGACATCGCTAAACAAATTACAGGCTTTCTGACAGCTGTTTTTCTTTTCTTAGGTACAATCAATGTAAAATTTGAATGGTTCACCTTAGACAGTATTAACGCGCTTGAGGTGGTTATTGTAGCTGCTATCCCGTTAGGTTACACACTCTATGTCATTTATAAAAATCACTTCGGATTCACGAAGAAAGCGAAGGAACAAAAGGAAGTCTTAAAACAAAATGATCTAAAATAAGTCACTCTTCAGGGTGGCTCTTTTAATTTGAGGGGGAATCTATATGCAAAGTAGAAACTCAAAGAACGTGAAAATTATTGATGTCTCTCACCACAACGGAACAATCAACTGGACACAAGTAGCACTAGACGGTGTGAAAGGGGCATACATCAAATTAACAGAAGGTACAAGCTTTCTTAGTAAGACAGCCTATCAAAACTATCTAGGTGCTAAAAACGCAGGGTTACGTGTGGGATTCTACCACTACGCACATGCAAACAACGATCCAATTAAAGAAGTGGATTTCTTTTTAGAGAAGCTTGGTAACATGAAAGTGGATTTACCACACTGCTTAGATATAGAAGTGAACAAAGGTTTATCGAAAGCTCAAGTTACTGCTTTTTCTGTTAAGTGGCTGGAATATCTGCAAAAGAAAACAGGAATTACACCTCTTCTGTACACATACGTAGGGTTCAGTAATTCGTATCTTTCCAGTGCTGTTGCGAAATACCCTTTATGGATTGCGCGTTATGCTTCAGGAGCGCAAAGAGAAGCGGGGCCTAGTAATCCTGGAAAATCGAATATTTGGAGTAAGTGGGTAATGTTCCAGTTTACAGACCAAGGTAGAGTGAAAGGAATTAAGGGTCATGTGGACGTAAACGAAATGGATCTCGACTTCTTCAGATCGATTGATTCAGGTGTAACAGTCGTAGGGGATGCAAACCCACCTTCATCTTATCGTAAAGGAGATAGCGGTCTAGGTGTCAAAGAACTGCAACAGAATCTTATCAAGTTAGGGTATACGATGCCTAAACACGGTGACGATGGCTCATATGGCGATGAAACAGTTGAAGCGGTAAAATCCTTCCAACGTGCAAATGGGCTGTTAGACGATGGTATAAGTGGTTCTAAAACCTTGGCTAAAATTGCAGAGCTATTAAAAGCGCAATCTACGCCTAAGCAAGAGGATTTACCAAAAGTCACGTCACTAGGCGATAAATACTCATTCCAAGTGAAAACAAAAGTAGCTGCAGGCGTATACAAATACTCCAATTTAGCGGAGAAACAAAAGACAATAGGTGCTAATACCATCTTCAGTGTGTACGGCTATACGGAAGGTGTGAAGGCGTGGGCGGTTCCTGGTGGATTCGTACAAGCTAAGGATGTAGAACTGATTCCAGTTACATTACGAACAGGTGGATTAACAAAAGAAAATGAAGCTGAGTTTCGTTCATTCTTAAAAGGTGAGGGCATTGACTCTGAGCTTAATGTACACGCAGCTGGTAATCCATCAGCAGAAATCACGGTTGCAGGGTTGCAACTTGTGAAGGTGAAGCAATTCCTGGATGTAAAAGGTTGGTATTATAAATAATAAAAAAGCCCGTATACTCAAATCTGAGCGGTACGGGCTTATCTTTATTTTCCTGCATCTTTCTTCTTCGCAGCTTCCACATCTAAAATATCAAACGTCAAACGTTTCTCACCACTAATCTCATACATATCTTTATCAGCTGGCCCATCGAAAATAAACTTCACGCTCTTAATATCGGCTTTCGGATCTTTCAATAAGAAGACGATATCTCCTTCGCGTTTCACCTTGCCTAAGAAATCCCCGCCAACATCACCTGTTAGCTCATCGTTTGCTTCTACTTGTTCACCTGTATCTGTAACGGCAATGGTTTTGTTAGGGTAAAAGGTAACGTCCTCATCTGATGTATTTTCGACTTCCACACTAATCGACACCGCACGAACACGGTCATTCCCACCGAAAGCTTCTCTTGTTTCGTCATTCGGAATGATATCTGTAATTGCCACGTTTTTAATCGTCATACTCATTGGCCCCATCTTAACAGGTTTTAAAGGTCCTTTCGTTCCATCGATACCCACTTCATCGTTATAGCCGAATCCGTAATATTTAGCAGCTCCAAAAGAGGGATCGTATTCAAATCCTTCTTTACGTTCCTTTGCTGTTAATCCATCAGCTGTTCCTTCCGCATCTTCATTAATTGCTGTTTCTTCTTGTTCAGCGGTTCCGGTGTCTTTCTGTTTTACTACTTCATTCTTTGTGTCCTCTTGCTTCGTTGCTGTTTCCTTGGCTGGCTCATTTCCACAACCTGCAAGTAATAATCCACATGATAATAACGCGATACCTGCTACTTTTTTCATAAATATATCCCCTTTTAGTTAATTATTCCTATACTCACAAATTATAAAGATAAAAAAAGAACATGCAAGGTTTATTTCTTGTCATGCTCAGAATAGGGCGCGAAAGGTGCTAGAATTTTTCTCTTGGAAGTCCAAGTGATTCTCTGTAATTATTAATCTTGTTACTATATTCTTTCCACATGATTTTATTCTTCTTATTGTATAATTCTTGAACTTCTCTATTGTGTCTTGCATACATTTCTTCCATCTTTTTATTATGTTCAGCGTACAATTCTTTTACCTTTTTATTATGTTGTTTAACGCTGTATATCATAAGAGAGATGAAGATGGATAAAACAACCACTTCAACTATTATACAAAGTAGTATTTGATTCGCTGTCATTATTACACTCCCTTTACATTCAGACAAACTATGATATAATCTCATTTGTACATCTAGTGTACGTTCTTTGCTATGCACCCTTTGCTGTGAGGGTGCTTTTTATTTTGGTTTCTTGTATACAAACTCGAACATCTGAATACGGTTATCTATTTCTAACGGCAACCCATAAAAACTATTTATTCCTTTTATTTTTGGGTCTTCAATCATGATTACATCACCTAATTGCTCATTCAACCATGATTCATTCACTTTCACACGAATAGGTTTGTTAGAATGTATTTTCCGGAGGTTTCTAACGATATCTGTTAACTCTTGTTTGTTCATTAGTTTTCCTCCTCATGCTGATTCTGATATTTTCTACCGCATTTCGTGCAAGTTATTGTGTATTTACCCCCATGTTCTTCCCAAGATGTCCACCAAGTACCAAAGTCATTGCTAAACCAATGTTTACGATGGAATAAGTTACAAATTAACCTCAACACCTAAAACCTCCCAATACTAAAATTCAATATCGAAAAACCATAATCCGATAGTGTATTTTGTTTTAATTTTCAATGAACTTTTATCTTCTCTATATAACCCAATGAATCTATCCCATCGTGGTTGAAATTGTATTTTCATCTTTATTCCTCCTATTTGTATTCCCTTTATTTTATGATATACTTTTCAAAAGAGGGAGAGAGCGACCAAACTAGCTCCCTCTACATTGGTTTATTGGGCAATCGATTTTCGGTTGTCCTTTTGATATTTATTGAGCAACATTTCTTTAATCGTTTTATACTCCAATCCTAAACCGATTAAGACAGCTATTTCATTTTCGATGTTTTCAATTCCTTCTAATTCCTCAATAGTGAGCGAATCCCTTACATTGGCTTTCTTCTCTAATCCACGTTCTAATCTTAATTCTTTGGCGTTCTTATCCAACATAAGCTTATAACCTAAATCAGTGAAATGTTTGTATTTAAACTTCTTATTAGGTGATTCAGGAATACAATCTCTGACAGCATCCGTAACTTGCAGGCGTTTCAGTTTTCCGTTTCCTCTTTGTACGAGCCATTTTTTAAACATCTTTTCTACTCGAATAAAGTAACGCCTTACTTCTTTACCTTTGCCGTTTGGCTCCATCATTGCGATTTCTTTAGCTGCATCCAATTTCAAAATGTATTCTAGTTGATTATTCGCACCGGTTCGACTGTGAACAATTTTGTTCATCGTGATATAATCCTCATTTTCAATCAAATCACATTTTTCTACCCGTCTCTTAATCCACATATGAAAAGGGGTTTTAACTTCTAATCCTTCATGTAGTTCTCTAGCGTTGACTATCTGTTCGTCACCTTGCTTATAAACGTTAATCATACCACTTTCAAACAATGTAACTTCGTTCATCTAATCAGCTCCTTAATAGCATCCTAATTCATAATAACGTAACGCTCTAATTTGACCACTGATGAAATGCATGATGTTATAATCACAGTCTTTGTATTTTGTTTTGAAGTGTTGATCGATGATGTATTTTAATTCGTAGCCGGTGAATTCTTCGTATCCATCAGGCTTATTGCATTCACCATAATATAAATCATTAATAACTTTCTGCCACTGTTCAGCTTTTAGATTAGGGTGTGCCTTTTTCTGATGTGAATGGTAACACTCTAAATAATATTCAATGACTTCATTTGACTCTTCGTCTACAGAATATTTTGACTTATAAGCGTAGAAGGATAGGGCGAAGTCTCGGTTCGCTCCCTTCTCCTTATGTTCTTTATAAATAGATTGTTTATAAGCTAGTTCTTTATTGGGTGCATCCTGTTCACTACGTGGTGCATTTAATTCACCAAGTGGTGCATCGGATTCACTAGGGGGAACAACCTCATAAACATTACTCATATTCTTGCTATCATCTTCACTTTTGCGCATTTGCTTCTTCAACAACTTCAAATCCTTTAGGTTATCAACGACATAAATGGCTTTCCTACGACTGATTGAACACTTCTTAGCGATTGTATTATAACTAGGAAAAGCGGTTGAGTTATTACCACATCTACATAAATAGAGATAAACAATCTTATCGTGTATTTTTAAATCAAAATCAAATATGTCGTTAGGAGCCATAAAGTATCCATTATCAAACTTTACGGTGTCTCCTGAGTGACTCATCTTATTCCTCCTTTTTTTCTACATACTCCCAAAGATCATCAACTTTACAATTCAAAAAATGAGCTAACCTATAAGCTTTAATTAAAGAAGGTTCTTTGTGACCGTTCGCCCAAGCGCTGATCGTTTGTTTGCTTTCATTCATATATTCAGCTACTTCTAATTGCTGGATATTTAATTGAGCGAATCTAACTTTCAATTTCGGCTTAACATCATCTTTACGGCTTTCTTTACTTTTTGGCATGGTTTCCACTCCTAATATATTCATTTATTTTCCCTCCCTTCATTTTATTACCATACTTGTATTATAACAAGTATGATTGCGTTTGTATACACTTATGTTGAAAAAGTTTAATAAAAAGTTGAATCACGTACAACCCACCCCGCATACCATGAAGTATACCAACCAACAGGGAGGACGACAGCATGACTGAATTTGAAGAGTATTTCATGACAATGGTGCGTATGTCGGGGTTCAGCATTTTAGATTTAGTTCTGTTAATGCACGATTATCTACAACATGCCGAAGACATCACAGATGAAGACTACATGAATCGGATTGAAGTGGTAGAAAACTTCTTAGCGGTGTTTTACGATGCTTAAAGGATTCTTTGATGGGTTAGCTGAACACCGCCAAAAACAAGCGAGTCAGAGGGATTATGATTACTTGGAGCAAACGCCTTATTTACACAGCTCGGATTACTTACGCAATTTATACAACCGTTCAAGTAATGATGATCAACGTTCGCAGCTGATGGATTATATGGAACGCTTCGATGTCACAGACAAAGAGTACAAAGGGTATCACAACTTGTATCGAGATATTAACAACTTGTACAGCGAAGAGGAGGAAGAAATATGATTGCGATGTTAGGGACAGGAGCTTTATTTGTTGGGTTGGCGATTGCTGAGAAGAAAGGTTGGCTTGAACTAGATTTTGAAAAAGTAGAAGGGTTCATCAAAATTGGTATGAGTGCTGGTATAGCGGGTAGCTTGTTGTATTTCGTTTCGAAGTTAGCTGCGATGTTTTTATAGGTATGACTAAAGGTATCACCACGCTGGCACACCTTGAGGTATGACGAAAATGCGATATTATAGGCTTTCATCGCTGTTCCTGCGAAAAGAGACTATTTACCCTTTCTCTCCACTCTTTTTTCAACATCAGTGCGGAGTACGCCGTGGAGACAATTCAGAAAATCAAAAATGAAGAGGTGCTTTTATGATTGAATTCTTATTTCCTGCTGCAGTATGCGGAGCGGCTGTCCTATTTGGAAGAAAGAAAAAACCAACCGATAAAGATCAAATTGAATTAGTGTTTCGGAACTTGGGTGTAGGGGGCAAAATCGGCAAAGAGAAACAAACCTTTGTGTTCCCGAAACTGGTCAAAGATTATCCTGTAGAAAACGGGCATGAATATATCTATGGTACGACAGTCGGATTACCTGACAAAACATTGAAGCCGTTAAAAGAGGTGTTGTCCTCAACCCTTAACAAGCCAATGAAATTGAAGTATAAGAAGTATTTAACGATTACCGTGTATGATGTGGAAATGCCTGAAAATGTTCCTTATAGTGAGGTTCCGCAAGAGAAAGGGTGGGTTGTGCCACTTGGGAAGAATTTAGAGGGCTGGCACTTTCACGACTTTGATAAAACCCCTCATATGACGATTGCAGGGACCACGCGATTCGGCAAAACAAAAATGTTGAAGAACGTCATGACTTATCTTATTGAACATCACCCTGAAGACGCAGAGTTCTTGATTATCGACTTGAAAGGGAAGTTAGAGTTCAACCGATACCGAAACCTTAAACAAGTGAAACAAGTGTGTGGTGATGCATTTGAAGCGTTAGAAGCCTTATCTGAATTACATTTGAATATCCGTCATGTAATGGGTGATTTCTTGGATAGAGATTGGAACAACGTAGTAGACACCACACAAAAGAAGCGGTTATTCGTGATCGTGGATGAAGCAGCACAACTTACGCCTGATAAATTTATGGCGAAAGAAATAAAAGAAGCAATGAACGCTTGTCAGTATTATTTATCTGAGATTGCGCGTGTAGCTGGTGGCTTGGGAATTCGGTTAGTGTACGCCACTCAATACCCGACAGCAGACACCCTTCCACGTCAAATCAAACAGAATAGTGATATTAAAATCAGTTTCCGTTTACCGGCCGGCTATGCGTCAGAAGTGGCCATAGATGAAAAAGGAGCGGAGAAGCTACCTTCTAATATCCCAGGTAGAGCCTTAGTCAAGACACATGAAATCATCGAAGTGCAAACCCCTTATATAGAAGATAAAGAAATGATGGAAAGGATTGGTCAATATGTTATCAGCGAACGAAAAGAAGTATCACCAACGAGTGGATCTACTATTACACAGTTTGGAGAAGATGGAGTTCATGAGCCGGAGTCAAATCCAAAAATTATTAAACGTCCCTAATGTGCGAAACATCAACCGTATTTTGCTGAACATGAGTAAGTACCTCAATTCCAAACGCCTTCATGAAAATGTCTACTACTTAAATAAAGCAGGGCGTAATTACATCGGTATGAAAAAGGAACCACCAAAACCCAAACAGCTTGAACATCGCCTAATGAGAAGTGATATGTATATGTATTATGACTGTCCAAAAAACTGGAAGTCAGAGCACCCGATTGAATGGCAAGATCGGCAGCGGAATAAAAAGAAAGTTATCTCAGATGCGTTTTTTAGCCAAGATGGAACATATTTCTTCATTGAAGCTGATCACAAGCAAACGATGAAAAAGAATTTCGATAAGATTGATTTATACGGCGAGTTACTTCCTTTATTGGAGAAAGAATATAAAGTGGATTGTGTGTTAATCTTTTACACCTTGTCAAACGCACGAAAACAGCGCTTGATGGATTATTGCACAGAAAAAGGAATTACATGTGGAGTATTCACAAAAGAAGATATGATGTAAGCCACCTTCACGGGTGGTTTTTTTTACATAAGGACAAACCCTGTCCTCATAGGATTTACAGAGGTGATAAAAGGTGCATGTGAAATTAATCGTGGGGAATCTTACTGACAAGGAATTGCATTCTTGCTATGATATGATTGTAGAATTCTATTTAAAGAATTTACAAGAGAAAGAGGAAAGTAAAAAGGAAGGTTAATCCAATGATAGGAATATATGTAAGAGTTTCGACACAAGAGCAAGGGATTAAAGGGTACAGCATTGACCAACAAATCGATGCCTGTATTAAAAAAGCCGGTACGGATGAAGTTATGCAGTACATTGATATCGGGTATTCAGGGGAGTTCCTGGAACGTCCTGACTTAGAACGTCTACGGAAAGATGTACGAGAAGGATTAATCGACAAAGTAATTTGTTATGATCCGGACCGTTTAGCGCGTAAATTAATGAGTCAGTTGATTATCGATGAAGAATTAAGGCGTAAAGGTGTAGAAGTCGAATTCGTAAACGGGGAATATGCTGCTAGTCCTGAAGGGAGATTGTTCTTCTCTTTACGTGGGGCCATATCTGAATTTGAAAAAGCGAAGATTAAAGAACGAATGATGAGTGGTCGTAAAGGGAAAGCGAAAAAAGGTAAAGTCGTCAAGAATGACCATGTTTTTGGCTACGACTTCGACAAAGAAAACAGTGAAATGATTATTAATGAAAGAGAAGCTGAAATCGTCAAGTTTATCTTTGATGCGTTCACAGATCCTATGACTAAATTCAGAGGAATGAACGGTATCGCTAAACATCTGACTGAAACGGGTGTCCCAACCAAAAAAGGCGGTTCGGTATGGCATAGGCAAGTTGTGCGCCAAATCCTTATGAATGAAACATATACAGGTTTTAAGATCCAAAACCGATGGGATACAGAAGGAATGTTGGCAAACAAGTATAATAGAAGTAAAGAGGATAAAATCAAGATGAAGGAACGACCAAAAGAAGAATGGCTGTATTCTCCATGCCCGGTTATTATCGAAAAAGAACAGTTTGACCGCGCACAGGATCTTATGAAGCAAGCGAGAAGACGGTACACGAAAAATTCCGGTAGCCAATACTTATTATCCGGTTTATTGCGTTGTGCTGCATGTGGTAACACCTTAACAGGCGTAAGACGGAATAACTGGGGAACCACAGTTCTACATTATACCGATGTTAAAAACACCGCAGGAGCCAAAAATAGAGGGTGTGGTATTTACATCAAATGCGAAGAAGTAGATAAGCATGTGTGGGACCAAATTCAAACGTTCTTGAATAATCCTGAAGTTCTTCTCTCCTACCAGGAAACAGCAGCTACCGTGGAATCATTTGAAGAAAAAGAGTTAAAGAGATTAGAAGAAGAAATCGAGAAAACAAAAAAAGGAAGAAAACGTCTGCTTACGTTAATCTCCCTATCTGAAGACGATCTTGACTTACAAGAAATCAAAGATCAAATTATATCACTGCAATCAAAAGAAAAAAATCTACGTGAACAGTATACCAATTTACAAACCGAATTGGAAGCAGAGAAGAAAAAGGAAACAAATACAGAAGTTCTCAAGCAAGCCATCGAGTTATACTTCAACCTAAAAGAAGAAGAATTTACGTTTGATCAAAAACAAAAGTTAATTCGTATGATTACAAAAGAGATACGTGTACTGGATAAAGAAACAGTGGAGATCATTACTTTCTGA